GACATCGATGATTACGTCTGGCATGGCATAGCTGATCAAGCAATCTTGCCTAGTGAGGAAGAGTTCAGCTTTGGAAGTTTGAACTTGGAAAACGTCAAGGCGTTCAACCCAGAAGACTCACTGCCCGTCTGGGAGCAGATCAAGATGCGAGTCGCCCACCTCGGCAGGAAGCTGATGACTGGAGACGGGACTGATGCAGTCATGATTCGGTACTGCGGTCAAAAGGTCAGGCAAGGATTGACTGGGGAAAATTTACTCAAGTCGGTTTGCGAATTTCACGACGAGTTTTTCGACTCCTCAGATTATTCAATTGAAGAAACCGAGGCTTGGCTGAAAAGCAAAGTAGAGTCTGCTATTTACATGGATCAGAGAAACTGGCCAGAAGACTACGATTCAGACGGAAATCGTAAAGAACCTCAAGACAAGAAGAGTGATGAGTCGCTCAAAAGACTACAACCTATCTATAGCGGGGACGTAGACCGACTCATCGACTCACTCGGGTCAATCGACTACTGGGCAGACCCAATCATTCCTGCGGAGACGATCACTCAAGTCGTAGGCTACAACGGGCATGGTAAGTCGTACTTCTTGATGGCTTTGCTTACGTCTATGTCTGCGGCTAGACCTGAGTTCGGACCATACGACACACCTAAACCACCGAAGGTTCTCTACTTAGACTACGACAACCCAGCCAGAACTGTTCTGTATCGCATGCGCTCATTCAATAGGATGCTCGGCGACACGGGTAGCAACTTGGCTATGTGGTCTCCGGCATTGATCAGCCCAGAGAACGGCGGGGAGATGAACCTCGGAACAGAGCAAGGCTTTCGTCTTCTCGGTGACTGGCTCGAGGAACTCAAACCAAACGTCGTGGTGATCGATACGATTCGTAACGCATTTGGAGGGCTCGAGGAAGCGTCTGCGTCTGAGTGGTTCAAAGTAAACCACGTCGCTAGATCAATCCGTACTCGGTACAAGGCTTCCGTCGTGATGGTTCACCACCGCAACAAGCCGGGTGAGAACGGCCTCGGTCGTGAGGCAGGTTCAACTGCACAGCTTACTGACATCGATACACAGGTGATGGTTACGCAAGTGATGCGGACAAAGCAGTCGGCCAAGGAGAAGGCGGGATTGTTTGATGGCGACCTGTCCGTCTACGACATGCAAGGACGTGAATCTACGCCTTGGGCATACCTTGAGAGACAGCTCGACGTAGACAGCCGTATCAAGATGGTCAGTCAGATTTCTTTCGGGAAGGTTCGTAACCAAACAGAGATGCATCAGACCCATTACATCGGTTGGGCAGAGCGCTTGATTGATGGGAGTTCTTACATTGTTAGTACGGTGTCGCCGTTACAGAAGGCGAGGTACTTGCACATAGAGAAGAGCATGACTCTGGAGAAGATTGCGAGGACGTTGAGTGTGCCACTGCACGAGGTTTCAAAATGGCTTTCGCCCTAATAGTTATTAGACCTAATAGTTATGAGTTATTTCAAATCCAGCGACTGTTCGACGCGGCTCAAGGAGCCGACGTCGACTCTTGGTTAGTACTAACTAATAGACCTATTAGTTATTAGAGGGGTGAAAAATCTTCATGTCAAGCGAGAGTGTCTTGCAATTGATTCTTGATTTCAGTGAGTGCAATAGAATCAATAACTTACAACGAGTTGATGCCCCTCTGTCGGGGGCATCAAAAAGTCGTTTTACTGAGGGGGGAAGGGTACGCATGGTTCATCGCAGGAGGCTCGACGAAAGCGAGCTAAATGCGGTCAAGTTGATGCTAGAACTTAACTATTCTTATCGTGACATGGCCAAAGAAATGGGCGTGTGCACAGACACATTAAAGCGAATACTTGTTCGCGAAGGGTTGGCCGAGTTTGAGGGAGCAAAGTACGCCTGCAAACCGGAGCACAAGAATTTCTCACAAACATGGAAGCGCCCATGCCTCAAGTGCAGGGACGACTCTCCCAGACCGAAGGGTCAATTTATCTGTAGCGAATGCAAGCGAGCAAACGAAGTCTATCAAGGCGCTTCTGATGCTTGGCTCAGTTGGGGAGAGTGATGAGTACATCTGCAAAAAGAAAAGGTGATGGGTACGAGCGAGAGATTGCTCGATGGCTAGACGAAGCGTTGTTCGGAGGGGAGCAAAAGATCTTCCGTATGCCGCTCAGTGGTGGCGGCTCACACATTGGTGGAGGCGGACGAGCTGACATCATCGGCACTCCAGACGTATGGGTTGAAGCGAAGCGCACCGAGCGCTGTCAGCCTTACGCCGCAATGGAGCAAGCCGAGCGAGGCATCAAAGCCGCCAAGTCAAACGAAATGCCCGTGGTTATCACAAGACGTAACCGAGTATCGACCGAAGATTCACTGGTGATGATGCGCATGAAGGATTGGGTGGCTCTTTATGAGAGCTACATCCGAGTCAAAGACAGCGTCACAATTGCGACCCTCGACGAGATTGAGCTTGAGCTCGAGGACGACCAAGAAGACGAAGGCGTGGGACTATCACCACTGAACGGAGGAGCCGATGGCTAAGAAGCAGATCGACAAATCAAAGATGAAATGCAACAGCCCTAAGCGACAAGTGCAGGGTGGCAAGAAGTTCGTCGTCAAAGCATGCGCCAACGGAAAGGAAAAGGTGATCCGATTCGGCGACGCAAACATGACTATCAAGAAGTCAGATCCCGCAAGACGTAAATCATTCCGTGCTCGCCACGGGTGCGATAAGGCGGGCGCAAAAAACAAGCTGACCGCAAAGTATTGGTCCTGCAAAAAATGGTGATCCATGGAAGAAGCACGTCGTTGTCGGACGTGCGGGGAAACTAAGCCACTTAATCAATTTAATTTACATTACAACAAACGGAAGAGTGATTCTCCGCGTTTAGATTGTAAGAAATGTGAGAATGCAAGGAGACTAAGACAACGATCCGCATCGCCAGAGGCGTTCATTAGGACGGTCGTTTCGCAACTCAGATCAGCAAGACGTAAGCGCGGCGAAGTTTGTGAACTTGACACAGACGAAGTGATCGCGCTTTACCACAAGCAAGACGGAGTCTGCGCACTAAGCGGTGTAAAGATGACGCATCTGCGAACAGGTAAGGAACGCAAGTGGGGCCACATATCGGAGCCGACTAACATCTCGGTTGATAGGATAGTCCCAGACGGTCCATACGAAATAGAAAACATACAATTGGTTTGTAACGCCATCAACTTTATGAAGTGGTGTTGGCCCGAGGAGGAGTTCATTGATTGGTGCAGTCGAGTACATGGAGAACGGCGAGGTCGTTATCAAGGAAGTGGAGATGGGGGAAGCGTTGTGCGCGATCCTAACTGAAGACGAGCCAGTTGCTTCTGCTCCAGTAATCACACCTGCTTTCGAGGATGGGATGGTTATCTCATTCAGCAATGACATCAACATCTTCTTGTCACGCTCAAGCGCAATCATGCTCGCAGAAGACTTGCAGTCAGTTGCCTTCGATCAGTTGGCTGACATTATTGAGGGCGAAAAAGAGGGCGCATAAAGCGCCCTAACAGGAGTCGACTAATGAGTCGATCGTTACCGGCTGTTCGCCAGAATCTCTTTCGTTAGTTTAGTCACCACAGCGAGCAGTGCTTCTTCTATCTCGTCGATGTACTTGTCAAGGTCGTCGACTTTCTTCTCTAGCTCTTCAACTCTGCTACGCAGTTCATTCTCGCTCATAATTGATCCCTTACCTCAACTCGTATCTCGTGGCCTAGCGCCTCCACTACAGCCTTCAAGTAACTGAGCCTCCCGTCCTGCCCATTCGCCCATCCATGGATTGTTTGCGAGGACACACCGCTCTTCTCTTCAATCTGAGCCATGCTTAGGTCTGACTCTTTGATCTTCTCCAACACCTCAATGATGAACGGATCGAGCCTCGACTCACTACTAACCCGCTTTAGCTTCGGTGCACCCATGAACACTCTCCAATCCATTCTTCATTGCGTTGTCTACAAGATCGTCCAGAACTTCAGCAGTTCGTTTCCCGTAAATGGACGCGACTCCAAGGATGTAGTCGTGGGTTGCCTTCCTGTGATTCACCAGTGTGATCGTTCTAACTGGTTTCTTCTTTCCTTTAGGCTCTTTGTTTTCATGGTCCGAAATGACCATCGGAAGTTGCTTCATGTGATGCTCCTAATCATTTGGTTAATTAAAGAGAGATAACTGTAACATATCTGTGACACACCGTGTCTACAAAAACATGGCATTTTCTTGCCACTTTTGTAGAGACAGACGTGTGTTGGGTTTTGAGGAGGATGTCGAACAGACCCCTCTGAGATGCACGTCAGACGTGCAAAGTTATGTCGAGACGTGTAAGTTGGCTCCTGCTCGCGGAGCCATTTCCCTTTATTCATGCGCGTTTCACCGACCCTATGGCAATAACCTGCCCGTTGTCTTCCAGTTGTGTCCGCGCATTAGCGACGTAAGTGCTTGCCCTGCTTGGAATAAATCCTCGATAGCGCATTGTCATTTTTATGTCACGATGCCCCATCAAGTACTGCAAGTCCCCAAGATCCGCACCTGCCTTGGCCGTTAGGTAGGCAAACGTATGACGCAGGTCATGCACCCTGACCTCTGGCAAACCCAACTCAGTGTTCGCGGCTTTCAATACTCGATTCAGTAGCGCACTGGCCGAATCCGCACTGGCGAACGGGTGACCCGTGGCCGAGGTATACAGCACTTCATCGTAGCGCTTACTGCCAAAGAACTCGTTGACCATCTCAGCCATGTCCTTGGTCAATGGGATGTCTCGCCGATCAGATTTGCCTGAGCGCTCCAATCGACGACGTATCTGTACTGCCCCATCATCGAAGTGCATGAGGCGCAGAGAAAGCATCTCATTGAGTCTGGCCCCGGTGTCGATCAGTGTGAGGAAATGCGGATAGTATTCTGTACGCGATTCGCGTACCCATCGAAGGAACATGTTGGCCTCACGCTCAGAGAAGTGAACGTCTCGTGCGTCCTCGACTCGTGGCTTGATGACCTTGATGCCATTGTAGTTCTCGACTGTTTCCTTGCCGTAGTTCAAGATCGCAATCAAGACGTTGAGGTAACGCTTGATCGAGCCCGCACTCAAGTGCCGCATCTCCTTGGTGACGTAGTCTTGCACACTGGCCGTGGTGATATCGGTAAGTACCTGAGAACCGAACACGTCGTTCCACATCAGGGCGACCCGTATGAGGTCACGACTTGATCTGTTCTCTTGCTCACGAAAATCAAGGTAGGCGTCACAGACTTGGTGAAAGCGCACCTTCACCGTCGTCTTCTGGTAGTTGCCCGTGATGATCTCGTTCTCGATATCGATCCGCATGCGATCCGCATGCGCTTTGTACTCAGACGTAGCGGGGTAGCGAGTACTACGCCGCACCCGAACCCCAAGCACTTGGCCCTCGACATGCCAAGTTCCCTGTTTGTTGGTGATCTTCAAAGCCATCTCATCTTACCTTCGCTTGTAGCATTGCAGTAATCTCACGGTACTCTTCGTGATGTATATGCCAGTCCAATGGAATGCCTGCTCGCTTCTCGTACTCAACGGGGTCGACGTTAGCCATGACCTCCGAGTACCAGATCGCAAGCAGGGCTCTGGTTCGGACCTCTCGCTTGTCCATGATGGACCGCAAGTGAACCTTGATGGTGCTCTCTGTGACGCAAAGAATCCCTGACATCTCTGCTGTTGATTTGCCATCGCACAGCAATTGAAGTACTGCATGTTGCTTAGGCGTGAATGGGGTGAGGTCTACATGAGACCTCGTTTCGGTGGGGGTTGGTGTCTGCACCGTGGTTGGCTTGTACGACTCTCTGTACAACTCCATCAGTGCTTTAACCATGCCTCGTAGCTCAGATAGCTCTCTCTCGAGCGCTGATATCCGATCTTTATCATTGTCCATTACATAACTCTCCAGTAATATGAACTCCCTTGCTTTTGGTGATGCTCTTGCAAGAGGGGGGGCGAAAGCCCCCTCAGCTTTAATCTTCTTCCACGCAAACGTAGCGGAACATTTTACCGTTGTGCATGCGACACTTGGTTAGCAAGAACTCTGTGAGCAGATTGCCCAATTCGTCTTTTGCTTTCAGGTCAGTACACATGAACCCCGCAGTCAACATTGCAGACTCGAAGTCTGATTTCAGTACTGCAACCATGCGACGCACATCTGATCTTGCGATCACTGCGTCTGGACCCGAACACTCCCATGCTTCCATGGCAATCTTTGACAGTTGGTCAGTCACACCATCCTTGGTCCACTTAGTCAGACGTGGGCTGACAATCTCGGTGGTGCGCAAGGATAGGTGATCAACGTGTCGATCGTCGATAGATTTATCGTCACGTCTAAACTTTGTGTCGAAATTGTCGCCATACTCCATGACCTTGGCCTTACGCACTTTGAGCTTGGTCTGCCGTGGCGAATGCTCGAACGGCGGTAGCTCTTGTGTTTGAGGTATGGTCTTGGCGGGTGCAACGACACCCAATGATTCAAGTTCTTTACTTACGATGTTATCGGTGATGCTCATAACGTATTCCTTATAGATAGTTGAACTCAACAATGTGAGCTGGATTTACATAGTGTTTGCCGTACTCACTCACGACAACGAGTACTCCATCCTCAGTCCAGATTTGCTCGACGCCGTCGATCGTCTGTCCTGTAGTTAGGTTTATCTTTAGATCGATGCTACTTACATCCGCATGAAGCTCATTCAGTTCCCTCAACTTCATTACTAAAGCTTGGCCCATTACTCCCTCCTATGTTTATCTTTGTTTAACATCTGTGACACATCTTGTCATGGCTTCAGCTCATGTACAATATCTGTGACACGTTTCATATCCGTCTTTCGTACCTTTCGATGCCTGACTTCCTTGGCAACCCTGCGCCAGAACAGAATGGATCTGCCGGGACACAGTGGAAACCAGTAAGACGGGATGATCAGGCGTCTACGTCTACGCTGATACACGAAGCGAGCGTCCGGTTAGGATGCTTGAGAGCTGATCCATCACCCCAGTTGCGAGGTCGTCAACACTCTTGATCACGACGTGCTTGGAGTACAGATCCTTAACCGTCTTGTCGATGATGCCGATACCGATTACCTCGATACCCAACCGCTCAGTGCGGCGTATCTGTTCGATCGTCCACTCCTCCATGGTGCGATTGCTGTTGCCCAAGTTCCAAGCCGGAGCGCCGTCACTCAACACCATGAGCACCTTGCGTTCCTCACGTCGTGCGCTGAGGCGTTGGGTTGCGTACCGGATAGCGCACGCATCCGCATTGGCGTTGTCCACTTGGTTCTCGAGCGCTCCAATCTTGTGCCTAGCGTTCCGCAACGTCTCGTCGAACTTCTTGAACACAGGCATGTCGACTTGCTCGATCCGATCGAATGGCGAGTTGTGCCATGACACATTAGAATTCTGTGTGTACTCCTCGACTAGCTCGTAGCCACGCTTGGACATCTCAGTCTTGTGACCCATGATCTCGTAGCTCACCTTGGTTGGCTCAAGCGCCTCGGCGAGTGCGATGACTGAGTTGCATGCATGGCGTGCCTTGCTTCCCGACATCGAGTACGACAGATCCACAAGTATCATCACCGCAGTGTTGATTGACTCATCGGCCTCACGTTGGCGATACACATTGGGCTTGAACTGCACGATCTTAGAAGCATTGCGGCCGACATCAAGACGACCACGACGTACATTGCTTTGCCACCCGACGTAGTCCTCGGCGATCAACGCACGCTCGAGCTTACGCCTGACAGTGCCGACCACTGCACCGAGCTTGGCTAGCTTCTCTGTGTAATGTCGTCTGAAGTGATCGTTGTGCATCGGGTCAATGAAGTCGTCGTAAGCAATCCGGTCAAGGCCGGGAGCAAACATGCGGAAGTCATCGTTGCCACGCTTGCCGTTGATCTCACCGATCATCTCAGCCAACGCACTGTCTAGCTCCGCTCCGATTGGCTCTCGCTCAGGCGCTACCTCGACAGCTCCGTGACCGGCACGAGTCGCATCTTGCTCCTCCTCGCCGTCTTGAGCATCCCCTTCGTCTCCAGCATCACTGCTGGCTTGCTCGCCTGTCGCTTGCTCGTCATCCCCTTGGTCTTGCGACGTACCTTCATCTTCACCTTGATCACCATCTTCGCCATCCTCGTTTGACTTACCCTTGCCCTGCTCTTCCTCCTCTTCTTGCTCCTCGAGGTACTCCTTCATAGCCATCTCAGCGAGCTCAACCGATTCGCGTGATCCAGCCAGTGCTTTGGTGCGATTGATTGAGTCAGCACCCATTCGACGAACGCCATGCTCCAACCCCACTGCGGCACTGGCAATGTGCTCGACACGCTCACGCACGTCGTCGGGTAGCAACTGCAATGCTTCGTCGTATGACTCGTCGTCATACCCAAGCATCTTGCGCCCAGCCCATGTCACTGCCACTGGCCCGATCTTCTGGAAGTCTTCGACCACTGTCGGATCTTGCGGGTAGATCTCATCGATGAACTTGCGAGTGACGTGACGTGCTGTCTGGTTGATCGCATCCGGCATGCCGGGGTACATCACCTTGCCACCGTTCTCGATGCGCACGTCTTCGATTGCATTGGCAAGCGCCGCCGTTGAGCGGCGACCCTCATTGACAAGCTGTTGCATCCGCTCACCCGCACCCTTGAAGTCAGTGAGTAGCTTGTGCAGTGTCTCGTGGTTGGCAAAGCCACCCACAACCATTGCTTGTCGCTTGGTCACTGGAGTCTCGTTAGGTACAGACGGGAGCTGTACACGCTTGCCGTTGGTGCAGGCTTCATCGCCTGCGAACTCGACATCAAGCTCCTTGTCACGACCCAGTGTGCGAACCACTGTGCGAGTCGCATCCATCAGCTCGAGGCCGGTCATCACTTCATGATCTAACATATCAGTCATTGTCTTTCTCCAATTCACGTTCGAGTACACCGAAGTCAACCATGCGCACTTGCCAGTACTCAGAGTCACCTGCGTGCTTGGACGCTATGTCCTCAGCCGCGCAAATGTCTGTGCAGTAGCCAACTGTGCGCACTGCTTTACCTTCGTCGTCTACGACTAAGCATTGATATATCTGCATGGTTACACCTTCAGGATACGGTTAGCGATCTCACGGATACGCTGTTGGTTGTCGGCAGGACAGCCGTCGATGACGCACATCTCGAGTGACTCGGTCAGTGCTTGCTCGTCGCTCATGCCATGCTGTGTGAAGAACATGTAGTACTCAGCCATCGCATGTAAGTTACGAGGCGCGAGCGTTGTCGATAGCTCGCCACTGGTGAACGCTTTCTGTATGTCCTTACAGAACTGCGCTAGCTGACTTGCGATCTTCGCCTTGAGCTTGGGGAACTTGTTCTTGAGTAGACGTAGCTCGTCGTCGAAGTCGAGGTAGGGAACCTCGATGAACGCACCGAAGCGATTGAGTAGTGACAGGTTCATGGGACGCACACCTTGATACCAACCATGCTCGTCACCTTGGCCTCGACTGTTGGCCGTTGCACAGAAGCGGAACAGCTCATGTGGCTTGATGTGTCGACCGGCATCCTCGGTCACTGCCAGACCCTTGCCCTCGAGAGCACGTTGCACGACGAACAGTACGTCTGGGCGACCGGCGTCGATCTCGTCAAGGATGAACATGCAAGGCTTCTGCATGGCTCGTGGCAGGATACCCTCACGGAATCGTGTGACAGGCGAACCGTTCTCAACCTCGATCTCGGTATGACCTACCATGTCGGCACGTTCCAACTGACCGTCAAGGTTAAGCACCTCGATCGGGAAGCCAAGACGTGCGGCGATCTGCTCGAACAGCGTCGTCTTGCCTGATGATGTGTGACCATGCGCCCACATGTTCTTGCTATGCACGAACGCAGTCAGCGCCTTGATCAGGTGCTTGAGACGGAACTGATACTTGGTGTCGATGTAGGGGCAGTCGGGGTGTGACACTGCCTTGCCGTCGCTGTCGAACCACACAAGTGTTGGCACTTTGAACTTGAGCACCTCGACCTCGTTCCCGTTGGGGTCAAGGAATAGCTCAGACGCATTGCGATACACGACCTCATACTTGAGCGTGTCACCATCGACTTCGGTCTCGCCAGACGTAGCGATCGCTGACTGCACCGTGACATCTTGCAGTTGGTTCTCGGCAAGGTTGAGTTGCTCACGCAGGCTACGGATCGTCTCGTTGGATTGCTCAACCGACTTGGTGATCTGCTCCAAAGTCACGTCGCCAATCGCCTGCTTCAGTAATGCGTTCACGGCAGGGAGCATGGACGGGTCGACGATACCGTACTCGGCCGACTCGTTGGCTGTCCGCTCTGGCTCAGACACAGAGTCGATCACGACCCCAGTCGCCATGCTCAGCGCGTCAGCTCGCTCGCTTGGGGTCAGCTCGTTGCCCGCTTGGTGTCGGATGATTGCCATCGACGTCACCTGCGATGCGGACACAGCAGGGTCAACGCTGTTGCCCAATGTTGCGATGACTGTCGTTGCAATGGGTAGGATCTCTGATGAGTCGAATGCGACACCCTCTTTGTCAGCCAGTGCGTAGACGACGTTCGAGATATCCTTGGATGTGTATGTCTTAGTGGTCATAGGTGATGCTCCTGTTTCTTCATTTGAGATTTGCTGTTGGATTACTCCGATGATTAGTGATGTTGCATTGTGTAGTTGGTCACGGTGGGGGCAGTCCTCGTGCCAACCGAGCGACTTGCCCTTGCCACGCACCTTGTCGTTGCAGATCGATGGGTCTTGGTAGGACTTCATCCACAACTGCAACTGCTCGATGCCGTAGTCAAAGTTGTGCTCATCGTCTAACCCAAGATCGAGAACGCAGTTAGCGACGTGGTGCAACTGATTGCGATTGGTGTAGTCGATCGCCTTGCCAAGCGACCGCCCAGTCATTGACTCGAACTTGTCGCTGTCTGCAATGTATTCCTGTACCCATGGATCCGGCGACGTAGCGATGATCCGGCGCAGTACCGCCTTGATCTGGTTACGACCGGAGTCCCCTGTGTCTTGCGACGCATCGAGCAATACGCTCGCGTCGTGCAAGAGTTGTGTGTAATTTGACATGATTTACTCCTTACTTTGGTGATGCTCATTTAGACGCCTTGCTCTTGAAGTCTGGCGAGTCGATACGCCAGAACGAATCTGTCGCAAGGCTGACAGACTCGGCCTTCGACGAGTGGCTCGCCGTTAGCCCCAAGATCGTATAGCCCTGTGCCACAGTTGGCGCAGTGACCGAAGAATTGAACCCGCTCTTTCAGTTGTTCGAGCGTAGTCTTTGGCGAGATTGATTCGCCGTCTGCTGAGTTGAGGCCAAGCACAAGTCCCTTGCCCGCAAGTGGTTGTGGGTAGCCCTCGACTTGGAAGAACGACTGGCCGTCCTTGAACAGCCCTTCGTCGTCAACGAATACGCCATCGCCGTTCTCATCGAAGCGTGCGATCGCGAATAGATCTGCCTCTATCAGTGACGTGATCGAGCGCCAGTCGCCGTCGTACTCAATCTCTTTGATTTCCTGCACAGCAGGGTCGATTAGATATGCTTTCATGATTGATCCTCCTCTTTGGATTCTGGTTTCCTTCTCTCCTTTTCTTTTCCTTTGGAAAAGGAAGCTGGCTTACCCGACTCCGAGTACATCTCGAAGGAAATCGAGAACAAGCCGAACGGCGTCGATAATTTCTGGGATACTCTCCATTGCTTTAGCTCCTCTGCCATCTCATGTAAGTCACTCATTGGTTTCCTCCCCGTATGTGTCGCAAACGTATGTGTCGCACCAACCCAGTGCCTCTTTGAGTTCTTCGTCTGAAATCGAGTTGATGCGCTTCTGCAATGCTTCACGCACAACAGCCGGTTCCTCGCTTACCAAGCGATACGGCTCATCGATGCCACTAACAACGCTGAATGCGATGTCGAACATGTGGTTGTATTTGCTCATTCCTCATCCCCCTCAAAGTCGATGGTCACGGACATGACTCGCCCGTTGTCCATGATTGCCCTGACGGGATACGTCCCGTCTCCCCAACCAGTGCCAACGACAATGGCCGTTGACCCGAGGCGACCATCGTCGCCAAATCGAACGACGTAGTTGTCGCCGAGCGCATCGCAGAACTTGTCCCAGTTCTTCATGACGTCGTCACGATGTGACCCGTCATCTGGTAGCGTGTAGCAGGGGTCGCCGATCATGCAGATTCCTGCGTCGACGCAGATGTACCCGAGTGTTGTTTCGTGTCTCATTTGCGCATCTCCTTCACTATCTCTGACAGGCCATCGAAGAATTTCCATCCCTCGCAAACGACACAGCCCTCGTCGTATGTGTCACATCGCTTGCCGTGTGTTCGCGTAAGCAGGTTTTCGAGCAAGTACAACGTGAAGTCGTCAAGCTCGTGTTGGTTATGTAGCTCCGTAATCATTGCCATGTACCTCGCTTGCTTTCGTGCGGGATAAGCACGCACTCACCGGTGCGCCACGTTCCGTCTGGGTAGTAGAAGACTTGCCCGCAACCCGACGCCCAGTTCATGAGAACCAGTGACATCGTGAGCCCAAGCAAGACCATGGTTGCGTAAGCCGCCGCCGTCTTGATGATGTTCATGTGGTGATGCTCCTTAGTTGTGTCATAAATGTGTGACAGATGTGCAGGATAGTGCCCGCACACCCGTCTGTCGAGTTAGAACTGTACGAAGTGGAAAAGCCCACACGTCTTGAGGTCACGCTTGAGGTGATCTGGTGCGTCGGTGACGCGCAGTTCTCCAGTGGCCTCGAGCCACTCCGCTTGGAAGTGAGCGTCGTCTGACGTGAAGCCGTTGTGTTGCAGGCAAAGCTCAACAGCCTTGCGAACACGAGGTGGGATTTTTTTGCGCTTGGCGCGAAGTGTGATTGTTTGCATTGTGATGCTCCTTGGTTGTTTCAAAGCGGGTAAGTACACCCGAACATGCGCTCCGCAGAACGCATGGGCTGATGCACTAGGCTTGAACACCCATGTACTCGGCCATGCGACCGAGCTTGCGTGCCGTGGCTGGGTAACCGCCGATGACAGCGCGATCGAGTTCGCGTAGGAACGTCTCGGTCATGCCGTTTGCGGCGATTTCGCGATTGGACAGCACGCACGAGTCGAACCCGAACTTGGTTGATTTCGTGCGTATCACTGTGCAATACGGCGTGGTTTTGATGGTGATGCGTGGCTTGTTCATGTCCGTACCTCCTCTGGCGTTTGGACGAAAAAAAAGGGCGACCCCCGAAGGAGCCGCCCCTTGTGTGTGTTAGGCAGTGAGAGCCTCGATCATGGCGATCAAGTCAGCCTTCTTGAGCTTGCTCAAGTTAGCGGGTGCGCTTGGCGCAGTAGGCGCAGGCGGTTGCACGAAGTGCATGCTCGCCAGACGTTGCGCTTGCTTCGCGCTTGCCTTGCGTGACGCGACCTTGCGAGTCTCGTCGTTAGCACGACGAGTTACCTCGGCATGTACGCGAGTGACCAACTCCGAGTCGGAGTTATTCGAGATTGCGAAGTCCACGAGATCGCGTGAAGTGATACCAATGAACTTGCCAGACATTACATTTTCGTTAGTGATTTGCATGATTACTCTCCTCGAGTATCGGATTGATTTGACCGACGACGACCACCGCCGACCGGCATCGATCTCTTCACCTATTCTTTTCCTTTGGAAAAGGTGGACGACTCGGTCGGTAAGTTCTTGAAATGATTACGTTGTAATCCACAGAGTTATTTAATCGTAGACAAATCAGTAGGTTAGGAAACGTAATGGGATTTTTACTACCAGATACTCCTTCGGAAGGATCCAACACACGCATGAACAGTGGGTTTCGGGTGTCTTACGACACCCCCCTGCCACTCAAACTGGCTGAGAGGGGGGGTACACCCCCTCTCCGCCGATCGGTTTCGTGTTTGCCATGCCCAGCAACCCGAAATTTCGCACCAAAAATTGAAAACAGGTGGTCAATAAATGAACAGTGAAAAGATCAAGCGCAAGCTAAGAAAGACTTGGTTCAAATTGCTGATGGCAAATACTCAGCGACTCCGAAGAAAGAGCCTGAAGCTCGAGCAAAAAATCATCGCGCTCGAACTCAAGTTGGTGAAAGCCCAGTTGTACCTTTAGAGATTTCAGCCATGAGAAAGAAGTTAAGAAGGTTGTACATAAAGGCGAGATACAGATTAGCCAGATGGTTAGAAGCCAAGGCTAGGCAGATCGAAGATAAGACGATGGATATGGAAGTCGATGATCTTATGGTGGGGTTCAAGTAATGAAAGTAACGATCGAGATTGAAGGGTCTGCTGAGGAGTTTCAGGAGATGTTTGTCCCCTCTGACAAGCAAAACGAATTCATCACGAAGACATATGACGCATATGTCGAGGCTCTTCAGAAGATGGTCATGCGTCAGATTGATCCTCACAACTTTACAGGGCTAAGAAATGCCAAAGGTTCGTAACTCTCCTCACCCAACAAAGGGTGGCACTGGCGGCCTGCCTCCAGTCACACCAATGCAGGTCGACAGGGTCAGACGAAGCGTACTGGATGTCGTGCGTAGCAACTTGCCAGATGTGCGCGAAGTTCTCGCTGGCTCAAAGAAGTGGGACAACCAACAAGTTCGCTTATTCACAGTAATGCTTAACAAGGTCATGCCCGACCTGCACCACTCGTTCAACGAGCACAGCGTAGAAAACAAGCAGGTGCACGAGCTGACCGTCGATGAACTAATGGAAATCGCCAAGCAGGGGCAAGAAGCCAGCGAAGCGGAAGACGTGGAATTTGAAGAGGTATCAAATGAATCTAACACCACAGCAAGCGGCGAAACGCCTACTCACGATTCAGAAAGCACAGGATAACTTCCATGGATTTGTACAAGCAGTATCTCCAGAGTTTGAACTCGCAGATTTTCAACTTGAGCTTATCGACGTACTCGACAAGCTGGAAAGCGGCTCACTTGGCAAAAGACGTTTACTTATCACAATGCCGCCTCGTCATGGAAAGTCTTGGCTGGCCTCAACCTTATTCCCAGTCTACTACCTCGCTAAGCGGCCAAACCGAAACGTCCTCGCCACCAGTTACAACCAAGACCTCGCCAAAACTTTCGGAAGACAAACTCGAGATAACGCCAGAGAGCCAATCATCCAGCAGGCTTTCCCAGATTTTATCCTCTCTGATGAAAGTCGGGCGGTAGACGATTGGCGCACCGCAAGCGGGGGCGGGTATTACGCAACCGGCCTCGGGGGTTCAACGACTGGTCGCGCGGCGACCCTTCTCTTGGTGGACGACCCAGTCAAGGCTCGAGAGGAGGCGGACAGCGCCACCCAAAGAAACAAGACGTGGAGCTACTACGTCTCCGCCTTAACAACGCGAAAGCAACCAGAGCCAAATGGAGCTCCGGCTATCGAAATCGTCATCCTTACCCGATGGCATCCAGACGACCTCGCTGGTCGAATCATGGAAACGGAAGACTGGAAAGAGGGTGCATGGGAGCACGTCAATTTCCCAGCCATCCGAAAAGTCGCTGGCTCAGTCAAGAAATCCGTCGCCTCATTGCCAGAAGACGACCCTAGGTACATACCTCAAGGCGAACTAAGTAAGGTTAGTCCATCTAAGCGATCCTACCTCGAGGAGAAAGAAGAAGCCCTCTGGCCAACACGCTTCCCGATTGAAGAGCTACGAAAGAGAGAGCGCCTTGATCCTCGAGAGTTCGCATCTCTCTACCAACAGTCACCGTTCATTGCAGGCGGTAACCTCATTAAGTCAGGCTGGTGGCGTCAGTACAAAGAGAAGCCAGAGTGCAGTACGGTCATCATCGCCGCTGATACAGCCTTCAAGAAAACAGAGACAGCCGACTACTCCGTCATGATGGTTCTCGGCATGGACCGGGCAGGAGATATCTTTCTCCTAGACGTCATCCGTGGCCGCTACGACTTCCCAGAGCTCAAGCGTGCCGCAGTGATGCTAAATACTCGCTGGCGTGGCCAAGGTCTCCGTGGCTTCTACATCGAAGACAAGGCGAGCGGACAATCACTTATCCAAGAGCTAAGGAATCAATCTGGCATCTCAGTCATCCCAGTTCGTGTCACCACAGACAAGGTCAGCCGTCTTAACGCAGTCACCCCGTTGATAGAGGGGGGACGAGTTTTCGTCCCAGATAGTGCAGATTGGATCGATGAGTTTATGACTGAGGCTCAGTCCTTCCCGAACGGGAAACATGACGACCAAATCGACGCGATGACTATGGGGCTGGAAGCCATTGCGAAGATGGGAGGACAAGCCTCTGATGCGCTTACAACACCGCTAGACATGGCTGGATCGCTCCATAACCAGTTTAAGACAAGCTCTTCAAGGGATTGGTGGTCTAAAGAGATCAAGAATGGCCCCGAGTTCAAAAATTGGGGCGAACTCTAGGACGACGAGCGAAACGCTAGAAGGTATTAGTAGCACATGCGATACAAGACCGAACCATTTTCTCAGCACGTCGACCAAGTTGTTGACCTGAGTAACCTCAAAGATCAGTTGCTTAGCTACCAAGATATCTCCGACATGTTGTCAGAGGATCAAGAGCGCAAGCTGATCGACTACGTCCGTGCTATCACTAAGATGTCGCACGATAAGATCAGCCGCCGCTACAAGCATTGGCAGGACGCAGATCGCGCTCACGACGTATGGGTTCCTGCCGACAGTACGAAGTTCCGCGAGAAAGTTGTCGTCGCAGATACTCGAGCAATCGCAGACACAGTCCTTACTTATCTTATGTCGGCACTCACAGGCCGCAACCCAATGTTTCAGTTGGAAGGTCTTAACCGTAAGTCCCGCAAGTCAGCACTGATCCTAGAGCGCCTGCTACATCAGCACATGCGCCGGACAGCAGGCGAGGCGAACATCGCACAAATGCTATTAGACTCAATACGCTACGGATTCGCTCCGACAAAGTGCGTATGGAATCCAGTCACCAAGACGAACGACATCGTGAACTTCGACCCACGTCGTTGCTTCCCGGATCCTCGCGTACAGTGGGGCGACTGGGATCGCATGCAATTCATCGTCTTCACAGACCACATGTCGACAAGCGCTCTTGTTGGTTCAGAGTTGTACCCCAAGCTCAATAAATATCCGGGGCTACGTCGCAAGGAAGTTCGCCATCACGCATGGGATGCGCACGGCTGGTTTAAGGAGGAGGGTCGCGGACTCTCTATCAACCCAGAAGAGCCAGCATCGCAAGAGAACGGATACCATTTCTCGCTCGATCAATCACGCATCGTCGACGAAGCATGGATCCGCCTCAACGGTTACGAGATCGGAATCCCAGAGCTAGGCCAAGTCTATCTTCTGGCAACAGTCCTAGACGAGTACGCGATCATTCGCTTCCAGCTCAACCCATACGGCCGCCAGTTCCCAGTGACAATCGGCGGCCTGTACCACGACAAGCACAAGACATACGCGCAGTCACTGTATGACTTACTGTTGCCATTGCATGAAATCTCAACGTGGCTACTACGCTCACGCATCGACAACGTGCAAGCGGCGCTAAACAACTTAGTCTTCGTCGACCCAACAGCGGTTTCCGTCCCAGACTTAATCGACAGAAACCCATGGGGCTTGGTCAGAACACTGCCGGGTACAAAGCCCGGTGACGGCGTGTTTATCGCAGAGATCCCAGACGTAACCCGTGGCCATTGGCAGGACATCGGTGCGATGTCAGACCTCAAGCAACGAGTGTCTGCCGCATCAGATGCACAGCAGGGCATGCCTACGTCTGACGGTATCCGAACGGCGACGGAGATCCAGCGTCTTACACAGTTAGGCTCTCAACGCCTTGGCGTCATCTCAAGAATTATCTCGTCAACAACAGTGCGTCCGCTTGTTCGCATGATGGTCTCCAACCTACAAGACGCGCTTGAGTACGAAGGCTCGCTCCGAATCAACGCAAACAATGCGCCCGGACAACTCAAGCCACTGATTGAAGACGATTACTTGGACTTCGATATCGGCATGATTCAGGGAGACATCGACTACCTCGTGGTAGACGGGACGCTACCCATCGAGCCGACTCGTAACGCAGAGACTTGGATGAACATTCTGCAAGTTATGGGTCAGACCGGACTAAACCAAGAATACAAAGCCGGGAAGATTGCAGAGGAAGCTATTCGCTCGATGGGTGTCAGCGACCTCGAACAGTTCAAGATCACGAAAGAAGAAGCTGACGCTGGCCCATCGCCATCACAACAGATGGAAATGATGGAGAAGATGCGCGGCGCTTCAGTCATGCCTCAAGAACAGCTTGAGCAGGAAATTCAGAAAGGGAACCTCAAGAGGCAGGGAGAGTAATGGCAACACAACCTAAAGCGTCTCAGCTAGAGAAGTTGGTTGATCTAAACCCAAACACAAAGGCTTGGGTAAAGGCGTTGATCCAAGAATCGATTGCCGCGATCCCAGCCCCAAAGCAAGAGAAGCCAGTAGACGTCACTTCCATACTGGCAAAGGTGGACGATCTAGTCACAGAAGTTAGCTACCTTCGACAGAAGTTCGAGGTAAATGAGGACTACTCGTTGACCCGAGCAAAAGTCATACAGCTTCTAAAGCGGAATGGAATTGAGTAATGGCAGAAACCCGTCCCAAACTTGAACAGATTGACTTCCGTTCTGCTCGAACAGGAACTCACCTGCTCGACACTTACTTAGAATCTGCTGAGTTTGGCGATCGTACACTTGCCGACTTGCTTAACGACATCTTCGATGAAAACTCAGGTAACGTCAGAGAAAACATCTTTGAATTCCGTGTAGATCCAACAACTTACGCGCTTCAGGTTCGTCGCGGTCTGTATCTTGACCCTGAGCAGAACTGGGTGGACGTTCCTTACGGTGGATTCTTCAAGCCTCGCGGAACATACGCTGTAGGCACGGAGTACGGAATTCACGACCTCATCTACCACCAAGAACAGTTGATGATGGTCACAGCGGGCCATACGGCAGTGACCGCAGATCCAGACCCAACAAAGACCTTCACGATCATTTTTGGGACAGCAGGCCGTATCCCAGCAAGCGACGATGAGCTCTCGGGTAACGGCGGGAGATTCCTAGTCGTCAAAGAAGACGAATCCGGCTACACGCTGACAGACTCCGCCGCAAAGCCCATGTTCCAAGGCATCAAGTTTGACCCAGTCGCTCAGACACTCAACCTTGATAAGTACACGACAGACGACGACGTGAACATCACGCCAGAAGACTACGACGCATACGTCTTGACTGACCTCAACGTCACATACTCCATCGTCAACAACAAATTGGTAGCAACTCTATGAGCATGTTGGACGCTTCAAAAATTGGTTTCCGCTGGAAAGGTAACTACGCCGAAGGAACCCTTTACGTCGTAGGCGACACTGTATCTAAGGACGGCTTCGTAAAGTTCTGGGACGGCTCAACTTGGCGCACCATGGCGTCAGGCCAAGTAGGTTCGACCACCAAGGGCGACCTGATACACAACATGGATTACTACCTGTCAGGCGCAGTAAATCAGAAGTTCACAGTGAGCTCTGTAGGCCGTCCAATCTGGCAGTACGACGACATATCGAGAACTAACGGCGTCCTACGTCTTCCTGAGTACTACGCAGGAACAGGCTACTCGACAGGCCACCACCACAACATGCATGTCATCATGACTGACGGCACAGTTATGGCTTGGGGTCGTAATCTCAACAAGTCTTTAGGCGCAGGTAACCAAGGTGATATTGGCCGCTCAGACCCAGTGCAACTTCAGTTCTACTCGGATACCGCCCCGATCGTAAAGCTGTTCGGTGCTCGAGAGTTCTGCTTCGCTCTTGACGCAGACGGAAGAATTTACGGATGGGGCCACAACAACTACGGTAACGTCGGGAATGGAACGACAACCGACGTACAGCGTCCAACTCTGATCAACGGCAAAGGCGATCTTCCAGAGAATGCCGTCGTTGTAGATTGCTATCCAGTCTGCTCTTACAACGGCTACAAGAGCACGATGTTCTTAACAGACGACGGCAAGGTTTACTGCTGTGGCCGCAACGACAACTACAACTTCGGCATCGGCGACGGGTCGCAAGGCACTGGCAATGTAACCACTCCTCGCTTGTCTAAGCGATCAGAGATGGTTCCGATGAAGAAGATCTTCAACGGACAGATGTACTACGCGGCAACGGCGATGCTCGGCGAAGATAACGTGCTCTACGGTATCGGTGAAACAAGCTCATCTCTATCAACATGGTCAGTCAACCCACCAAACAACCTCTCCATCCATGAAGCATGGGCTCCGTCAGTCGATCCGGGCTTCACGCCAAAGCAAGTCGTATGGCACGAGTCAGACGACCATTCTCAGGCTGGTACGCAGTACCACAGAACCGGCCTAGTCGTTTCCGAAGAAGGAAATATGTACTCGTGGCAGGTTTCTAACAGAAGGTCGCAGATTGTGGACTTCAACCCCGCTGGAACTTTCATCAACGAATGGCTACCAGAAAACCGTATTGACGACATTGCTGAAGCCTACACAGGCCACGGCGGATACGAACACATTATCGCCCGCAAGAAGAACGGCGAAATCTGGACTATCGGACAAGACCAGTACGGTCTTCATGGATTTGATGCCGATGGAGTAGATATCGCGTCATCAAACAACTGGACGAGAAACTACCACTGGGCTCCAGACATCGTAAAGCTCACTCATATCACGTCTCGCTACGGCGTTCAGAGCATGGGCTTAACCGCAAGCGGTTATGTGCAGTCAAGCGGAAACAACACGTCCGGCAACCCCGGTTACGGATGGGCAAACAACCTTGGCGACAACCTCGGCTCTAGAGGCGTAGATGATTGGGTCTCAAACACTCAGACGCTCCGTCGAGTAGCAAGAGTCCCAGATGCAGTTGTTGATTACTACACGGCAGGTTATGTGCAGGACGCAACAACGGATTTGACGACGTATTATCTAACAGACAGGGGCGAGTTGTGGTCAGCAGGAGCGGGTAGCCACGGGCGACTCGGGTGGGAAGACGACAATCAAGACGGTTATACGCCACAAAGAGTTAGGCTTTAAGGAGCTATAAATGGCAACGATATCATTGGGCACAGTAGCCTTCACATACAAAGGCGCATACAGCGGCTCAGAGACATACAGTGAGCAAGACGTCGCGACTTACGACGGCACTTCTTATGTATGCACAACAGATGGAACGTCAGGCGAAGCTCCTATTTCGCAGAACACCACTGCTGAAAACCAGTTGCCAATGCCTCCTGTTCAGAACTTTGGCTTCGTCGTAAGCATCGCTAATGACAAGCTGGTCATTAAGAAGCAAGATGTGTCAGTAACTAACGGCACTCCAGCTTTTTCTGGCTCACAAACAGACTACATCTCAAACAGTGAGAGACTTGATGTCCAATGGGGTTACACCTATTGGTTCGACCTCAGCGACTCCTCAATGATCGATGGCTTCAACTACAAGTACATCGGCTTCTACAGTGACACAGTCGCTAATGGCGGAGCGCTTGATGACGTTAATGTCGAGTACTCAGTAATCAACCCCGGCTCAGCGGGCGCTTACGCAAAGATCACAGTCCCTTACGGATTCTCGGACTCAGCAATCTACGTCTTGCGCAACTTCGACGTACTGGCGAATGCAAACACCTACACCGAAAGTTTTGGCGGCACAGTCAGAGCAGGCAACCCAGACGAGTACATCGTCAACTACGCGGTAACCATTGATCAGAACGCTTCAGACGAATACGTCTTTGTTATCGATGGCGTTCGTCAGGACACGCTTTACCTACAGCGCGGCTACGAATACATCTTTGATCAGACTGACTCATCAAACACAATCGCAGGACAGAATACGCAGATCAAGTTCTACAGTCCGATCATGCTTGAGAATGGAGTGGCTGATCCAGATGACGACACTCCTTATGGGATCTCGGATGGATTCACGCACACCGCAGGCACAGAGCAAGGGGTGACCAGTTACCTCGTACCATTGGATTCACCTTCGACAATTAAGTACGGATCCCTGTCTATCTACGGATCAGAGATCAACATCACTGGCGGCCGCACAACAACGATCACTCAGTCTTCTAACTGGGCGGTATTTGGCCAAGGGATCAACACAGTAGCAACAAATGTTGGCGACCTTATTTACTTTGATGGAAGCGATCTAAAGCCACTTCCTGTTGGCGCACCAAACACAGTCCTTACTGTAAACGCCGAAGGGATGCCTTCTTGGAAGCCTCACCAAGTATCCAGCTCATACCGAGCATGGAAGTTCCCTGATACAGAGAACACCAACCTCTACCGTCGCGGCACAGTCATGATGGAAGACGGAACACTCCGCTGGTGGGGAGTCGGCGGTAACTACATGTCTGGCCGGGGCAATGAGGTTTACGATCGGTCCTACCCAATCCAGACTCCGATGTACAAGAACTCGCCAAAGTTTAAGTCATACACACACGACTACAGCGAGCTTGTCTTTGCAATCGACGAGAACGATGAAGTTTGGACTTGGGGCTACCAGACTGACGGCGAAGCCGGGATCGGGAACACCTCAACCGGCACCATCAAAGTACCTCGCTACATCTCTGGCGACTCAAACAACTCGATCTACGGAAAGCGGATCAAGAAGATTATTCAAGGGGTAGGAAATTACTCTGACAACAAGATAACCGTGATGCTCGATACTGATGGTGACTTACACATCTCAGGGTACAATGGCCACGGACAGCTCGCAGGTCTCACAAACACCGGGTACTTCCAAGAGCTCACTGGCATCACCGAGGAAATTGTGGATGTTAAGGTGGGTCGAAATAACCAGTCTCACATCCTAGCTCTCACAGTCGATGGCGAAGTTTACGCTTGGGGTCATAACGAGTACGGTCAGCTAGGGCATGGGACAAGTGGCACTGGCGTCTTTGCAACACTAACCAAGATCCAGTACTTCATCGATAACAGTATTACCATCGCTAAGATCCATGTCGGAGGTGAATCGTCATTTGCTATCGACACCAATGGCGAACTGTACTCATGGGGCTACAACGGATATGGAAACCTTGGTCGCAACGGAACAACAACCAACGCGGCAACATACGTTCCAGCAAGTTGCTTGTCCGGCGTAGCAGAAGTGTTCGCTAGAGGCCAAGCCGGTGACTACGAGACATCTCACGCGATCAAGACTGACGGCTCTGTTTGGTCATGTGGCTCAAACAACTACGGATCTCTCGGCGTGGACGAGTCCACAACGAACAGAGCGACATTCGTAGAAGCCCAGAAAGCAATCTACACGCAGGGCATTGGCGAAGGTACATACACTAACGAACCTTTCACCAATGCAGTAAAGATCCGCACGGGTGGAACAGGCTCTTACAACCGGACATTCGTCCTCGACTCAGACGGCAAGCTCTGGTCTGTAGGCTACGGCGGTAACGGCGGCCTCGGCACAGGAACAACAGACGCTACAAACTACTGGTTCCGCGAAATACCTATTCACGGCAAAGTAATCGAAGACTTCCATGTCATCGGGAACACCTCCGAAGGCGGTTGCATAATGAAGTGTACAGACGGCTCGGCGTTCCAGTTCGGTTACGCAGGTGGATCTCAGTTGCCAGAAGATGACGACGAGTACATCACAGTCCCAATGCCAATCAGATTCGCGTAGGAGCCAGAGATGGGCGAAGAAGTAAAGCTGTCGAAAGAGCAACTAGACCTACTTCTCAATAAGGCGGCCGAGGCCGGAGCTAAGAAAGCCTTGCTTCAACTCGGCCTCCACGACGAAGACGCCGGGAAAGATATCCGCGATCTTCGTGAACTCATCGATGGCTGGAGGGACATCAAGGGGACAGCGGTCAGGACAGTTGTCCGCTGGTTCATCATGCTTGTTCTCGGAACTATCGCTGTAGGAACTTACGTTACATTTCATAAGGGGTAATCATGTCTCCTCAACAACGCATTGAAGAGCTTCAAAGGTTCAAGTCGTCTAACGCTTGGACAATACTCAAGCAGGAAATGGAAGATGCCATCCTGATGTCTGCTTACCAACTCGCAGACAACAAACCATTAACTCTCGAAGAACTGCATTTTAGACGTGGCGCTCTTTACGCCGCGAAGAAGTTCCTTGATCTCCCAGAGCAACTCGTGATGAAAGCTCAAAACGAGATATCCCTCATGGTAGACAAGGAGTTTAACTCTTAGCGGTGCTACGGCTCCGCCATTTTTACCGCCCGCTACGGCTGGCATAGGGGAAACATATGTCTCGCACAAACGAAGAAATGGATCAGGCGTTAATTTCAGCCGCGTCCCAAGAAAAGCTCGGACCTACACCGGGTCAACCACAACAACCTCAACAGGATCCTGCCAGTCAGGAGACGCCTCCATCATTAGACGAGCAAGCTCAAGAAGCAATCGCACCGGAAACGGAAGGTGATATGTCGAGAGAAGATGCGTTCGTGGAAGTCGACTTCGGCAATGGCGATAGGCGCACATTGTCTACATCGCAGATCAAATCAACGATGGAACGCTACCGTGACATGAACTACCGTCACGCTAACGAGATCAAGCCGATCGAACCTGCTATTAACCTGATCAACCAGATGGTCGCTAATGCTCGCCAGACTGGGCAGGAAGTGAATGGCGAAGACGTAGCTCAATTTTTAGCTAGCGCAATTCAGGCATACACATCTAACCCTCAAATGGGTAACCAGCAAGATCCAACTCCTGATCGACCAGATGGTCAGCAGACTAACGTGGACGAAGAGATTGCACGTTGGGAGCGTGAGAACGCAGTCACATTGCCTCCTATGTATCGCCAAGGAATGCACTTAATCAATCAGCTTCAAATGGAGAACTCCCAGATGAAGCAGATGATGACTGGAATCTTGGCTCAAGCCCAAGGAGTTAGCGGAGACGCACAGGTCGCAGTTAATCAAGCACAGCAAGACGTAAGCAACGCTTACCGTATGCAGGCGGCAAACAACCTAAACTCTGCGCAAGCTGAGTTCAACTTGCCAGATGACGCAGAAGATGACTTCTTCGACTTCGCGTATGGCCGTGGCTACACGGTAGAGGATTTTGTTGATCGAGACCTTACTCGTCGCATCATGCAGGACTTCTCCGCAAACCGTAACACGCCAGAGATGGAAAGGCTCCGCGCACTCAATGAGCGCCGCCAAGCATTCACTGGCGCAGGCCCATCTACTCCAACATCGGGAGCCGCTCCAGCCGGTAACCCAGACGAGCAATTCATGAATTCCGTTGCTCAGCAGGCAATGCGTAAGCGTGGACTTGCATAAAAATTGACAAGGAGGGACGACAAGTCCCTCTACGTCTTTGCACACTACCTTCATGAGAATACACAGGCGCTACGGCTCCACAGTTGTGTGTCTCGGGAACCAGCTATCTGATATGCGAATCGAGTCGCCAGAACAAAAAGCTGTGACCACCTAAAACCACGAAACAAACCTGCGTCATAGGAGAGATATCATGACCGCAATTACTGGTTTGCGTGGGACAGGGCAGTTCACTACGGATTTCCGTCCCACCAACTACCGAGAGTTATTCACTCTCTTGGAGCCTAATGGTACTGCACCATTACAGGCACTTCTTTCAATGGCTGGCTCTGAAGCTACAGACGATCCAAAGTTCAACCACTTCCGTGATGAGCTTCCAGATCGTAAGCTGAAGGTAAACGGCGCTGTTGCTGATACTTCTACAGGCACTATCGTTGTAGACAACTCAAACGACGAAGCATTCGTTGTTGCGGGTACTGTTCTTCAGAACGTAGCGACTGGCGAAATCATGCGTGCATCTGCGGATGCAAACACTGGCACAAACACGTTGACTGTTGAGCGTAACATCGGTGGCACTGGCTACACGATCGGCGACAACGACGACTTGATCATTGCTGGTTTTGCTGACTCAGAAGGTGGTAACTCACCTACAGCTATTAGCTTCGACCCAACAACCGACTTCAACTTCACCCAGATCTTCAAGACTGCGGTGCAGGTGAGCGGAACACTCCAGAACACTTATCTCCGTACTGGTGATAAGGAGCAGGAGCAGTTGACTAAGGCTCTCAAGCTACACATGGCTGACATTGAGCGTGCAATGTTCTTCGGTGTTCGTCACGAGAAGAACGGCAACACAGCACAGCCAACTCGTTTCACAGGTGGATTGACTACTCAGATCACTAACGTGTCTGACGCGGCGTCAGGTTTTGACACTGCAAACACAATCACTGAGAAAGAGTTTGACCGTCTTCTTATCGAAGACATCTTCGCGTATGGCTCACCAGAAAAAGTTGCTTTCTGTGGTGCTCGAGTTATCTCGAACCTCATGGAAATCGGTAAGAACCGTTGGCAACCAACTCAGATCGATAACGCTTATGGCGTATCGTTGAGCCGCTACACAACTTACGCAGGTGACTTGCTTGTATACATGCACCCAATGTTCCGTCAGGTTCCGGGCATGGACAAGGAAATGGTCATCCTCGACATGAACGAAGTTAAGTACCGCTACATGCAGGGCCGCGACGTTCAGTTGGTACGCGACATCCAGACTCCAGACTTCGACGGTGTCAAGCACATGTACATGTGTGAGTGCGGTCTGGAAATGACTCAGTCTAAGGTACACCACCGCATCAAGAACTGGGGCGCTGTCTCTTAATAGGGACGACTCTTAGTTCAGATGTATGACTAAATTGAGGCGGGGGAAACCCCGCCTTAGTTTTTTATGGAGACCTAAAATGGATCGTAACGAAGAACGTCAAGAGGCTTCAGCGAAAGTCAAACTTGCCGCGACTAAGTCAGTAGCTAAAAAAGCCGCTCCAGCGAAACCATCTAAAGTTTTGTACGTTTCGGCAAACGAAGAACTTCAGCCTTTCGATATTCGTGTTCGCAACCAAAAGATCACGCCTTACTGGGACAAAGAGAAGGAGCATCTAATCTGGTCAGTACCTACTGATCTAGTTGACGCTTTCGACCTTCACGAGTTCGTCGTCAAAAAGCGAATCGTAAAAGCAGACTAGGAGTAATCTATGGCTTCTCAATATGCATCAGGCGTTACAGGCGACGCGAATGACCCGTACACAGGATCTCAGGATTCCTCGAACGCGGAGATTCCTCGCACATACGACTCGATAGCGGGAGAAGCTCCTCCTAATGATCTCCCGTCTCACCAAGACGTAAAGGGTCGAACTAATTCACCCGGAGCAAAAGACCTCCGTGGACCAGTCAATGCAAATACTGCCAACGAGATTGAGTCTACGCACAGAGATGAGACGCTAAATCAGGAAGGGCGTAATCGCTTTTCTTCAAACAACCCTCATCTCAATTCGCCTCACTCAAACCTAGAGGCTTTGGTCTTCCAGACGTTAAGACGTTATGGCGACATGCATCCGGGCACGGTAGATGGCGAAGTCATGATGATGTTTGTTGAATTTGCAAACCTTATCCTTGAAGACCTTCGCTCTCATCCGTACTGGGATAACCCTGAGATCGACTACTACACACACCCAAGCGAAACCAGAGACATCCCAGATAACATCATGGTTGCTGGCCTTTTGTACCACTACTCAGTGCAACAGCAGTCAAACAAGATCGAAGCCTACGGCCCAATGTACTTCAAGATGATGAATCGGATTCTTTACTACCGGAAGTTCGGCTCAGGAAAGATCGAGATGTCTCCTTGGGATAAGTCGCAGAAACCTTCTGGAACACAAGCATACGACACCTCGAGGTACTAAATGTCTACGACGTATGCGCCATCTGGCGTAAGTATCAAGGTATACCCATACGAAGACTTTCAAGGTATTGATGCGTCGCGTGATATCGGCGCACTAGATACTGGGCAGAAACAGCACCTTATGGATATCTCGAACGGCTTTGCTGATTGGCGAGGCATTCTTGTTCGTGATCCGGGCGCAGTACAAAGAACTGATGGCAACAAGGTCGTAACTCACGTCAACTTCTTCGGCCGAGATCTGGCTGTGTGGGTTCAAAAAGATGGCGGCGGACTAACACTTAGATCTGAGCGCGACATTAAGAACCCACAACAACTAATACTTGCTGAGTTCAACGAAGACGCAGATGACCTTATTGAGATCCCAAGTAATGGAGCGCAGACTTTCGGTAACTACGTTTACTTCGACGTGACGTGGGAAGAGACAGCAAGCGAGCCAAAGTACCCAGATTTCAACTGGTCAACAGAAACGGTAGGCGAGGCAAGTTATTCGCTGACGGTAGCATTCCCAAGAGGGTACGAACCAGCATCCTATTTCGAGACTGTCGTTGATCCTGATACAGAGGAAAGCGAAGAAGTAGTCAGGGTGTCAGCGGACAACACATTTAACAGAATAACGGTAACCCATGGCGAGTCCGAACTAGAGGACTTTGAATGGTTCTATGAGTGGTTCCAGCAGAATACCCAAGATGACAATGTTGCTTACATATTCGTCGTTCGCACAGATATTCAGGCAAGTGACGGCGCTCACATCGTAAAGGAAGTTTACCCTCGTAACGCTGTCGCCACATCAACCATCTTTAACAATAAGGTTGTGTTCGCCTCTCGCGATTTCCCCATGTACCAATACGATGGCCTCAAGTGGGAAGAGATCGAATCAGGCTCCGACCAGAGACCAGCTTACATCGTGTCGATTCAGCGCCGACTAGCTGTAGCTGGACAGCCGGGTAAGCGGACAATCATTGACTTCAGTCGAGTTGATAAGGAAACAATCTTTACCGAAGACGAAGATCCGACAGCGACTCAGGTAACGAAAGCCGCTGATATTGACGTTGGCAACATCATAGGAACTGCCGATGAGATCACAGGACTTGGAGTATTTGAAAACAGCCGCCTTGCGGTTTTCACAAACGACCAGACTCTGGTCTATCAACTCTCACCCAACTACACCCAATGGCAGATTGACGACAAAGCAAACATCAAGGTCGGGTGCATCAGCCACAACACGATTACGCAGGCTGGCGCAGATCTTCTCTTCTGTTCGAGAGATGGAATCCACTCACTCAGACGAAGCGAAACAAACGGGGTAACAATCTACACGATCCCGATGTCGAACAAGATCGATCTAATCTACAGAGATCTAGTGAAGCAGGTGGATAACCTAGAGGAAATCAGTGCGTTTTACGATCAAGACGAAGGGCAGTATCACGTCTTCTTCCCGATATCCGACTTAATCACAAAAAGACTAACTCTCTCGCTGTCACCAGTACAGGGCGGAGAATCCAAGTGGTCTTCAGGAGACTTCCTTAATGCTCGTTGCGGAGCGAAGCTCGGACCGAACACGCTTCTTGGCACTCCGGGCGGAGTCTGGGAGCGTAAGCGAATCGAAGACATAGTCGAGTTCTCACCAGAGATGGTCGTAACAACACCAATACTCTGGCAGGGCGCAATCAACGACATAAAAGAAAGTTACAGCTTCATCCTTCAGGCAACTGGTAAGGGTGAGCTACAGATCGAAGCATTTGATGAGCGAGGCAGATATCTGTCAGCCATGCAGATCACGATCGAAGATGATGCGGCGGACGACAACTTCCCTGATGTTCCGCTATCAAGACAATATGAAAGGAAGTTTGAGCATCGCTATCGTGGTGTTCAATTCAGATTCACCACACGAGGCAAGGGACTTCTAAAAATCATCGGTTTTGCGGTGACAGTGAGGACAGGTTAATGGCGCGACTTAGACAACAACACCCGCAGAATTATGTGAACTCGGGTAACATTCACACAGACTTTGAGAACTTGGTGCGTTACATCAACGCCGCCGAGCTCGGAAACAAGACTGTCGGTGAGCTTTTTGGAATCCTGTTTGACGAGGAAGGTGTTTTCCGTGGACCGATCCAGCTACGGGTTGATTCACAGAACGGCCTTCAGTATCGAGTCGGCCAGTACAACAGTGCAGAAGAAGGTTGGTTGAACCTAGTCGATATTGGCGATCTGCGCGGTCCATCTGGATCAAACGCAGGAACAATCGAAGGCCCATTCTTCTTCAATAGAAACGACCGACTCGTCACGGCAGGCGTGGGCGAATTCACTGTCACAACTGGCGGCACGCTTTACGAAGCAGGTTCTCCGCCAACCGTGACATTCTCTGCGCCAGACGATGATATCTTAGGCTCTCGTCCCACAGCGACAGCGACAGTAACAGATGGAGCCGTTACTGCAATCACAGTAACCGATCCCGGCAGTGGCTACATCACAGCTCCAACCGTGACGATCTCAGCGCCAGAGAACGCACAGGGAACTCGAGCTGAAGCAACAGTAGTTCTTGCTGATCTTGCGGCAGAAGCAAATGTAATCTCATACACTTTCGATCCTTCTACTGACGACGTTGTTGTTTATCGTAACGGTCTGCTCCTTAGCTCAACTAATCCAGTTGAGTATGTTGCAGACTCGCAAGCTGGAACTATCACAATTTCAGAGCCATCTCCCGGCGTTCAGTTAGAAGACAAGATTACGATCTACTCGATCCGTTCTCAGTCAGTAACTAACTTCCGCCGAGACGACATCTTGGCCAGCGCATCACCAACAGTACCTTTCGTGCACACAGCGGAAGAGCGGATCTTGGTGTGGCGTAACGGTATTCTTCAGGAGGAAGGCGGTAGCGCCGACTACCTTGCTAACCCAGACGGCAACACTGTCACATTCAACTCAACACTGAACGAAGGTGACAAGGTCACTATCATGACGGTTGAGAACCAAGCATTGAAGACTGTTGCTGGCCTCATGTTTGAGGATGAATACACTGACGACCAAGGTTTCATCAGATACACCAAGCTATCTGTTAATGATAACGAGATACCTCAAACTAAGGTGTTCCAGTTATCCAACTCTTTGTCAGGAAAAGCCAATCTGATCTCGTCAAACACAGCCCCTACAGCACCCCTGACTGGTGACTTGTGGCTAGACGTATCTCAGGTTCCTGCGGTATTGAAGTTCTACGACGGTACACAGTGGCTCGAAACATCACCAGAATCATCGCTCCCAACATTCATTCAGTCGAATGCAAACCAGTACGTTCGAGTCAACGGTACAGGTACAGCACTTGAGTACGGTGACATCGATACATCTGCTCTTGTTCCAAAGACATTCATGGGCGCGGCGAACGGTGTAGCAACTCTGGACACTGCTGGCCAGATGCCAGTGAATCAGTTGCCAGAAACCTTCTCGACTGTAACGCTACCTTTCTATAGCACTTGGGAAGACAACAGCGCGGCTGTATCAAACAAGACGTACTTCATTTCACGTCTTTGGAAACAGACCATCCGCATTGACGGCCTTGCATTCAAGACGTCTTCTGGGTCTTGCACTATCCAGTTGTCTGTCGACGGCGTAACAGTCGGTCAGACGTACACAGCAAACTCAACACAGCAAGACCTGTCCTTAACGACAGTAATTGAAATCGATGCGACCACTCAGGGCAAGAGACTGGAAATTGTTGTCACCAACAACTCAACAGCTCAGAACCTAGAGTTAGGCATCGCGGCGGCAACGGTGAACGTATAATGATCAACGTACCAAACAAGGCAGACATTCTCGAGCTCTACGGAATGCAGAACGGCGATGACACGCTCGCCTACACGCAGACCGGGGAAATGGTTATCCCGCTTGCAGTACAGCAGGCGAACCCTGCCTTGGTCGCGGCGGCGAAGATGACAATGTCTCAGATGGGCGTAGACCCTAACCGCTTTGTCGTAGGCTCTCCTTCAGGCCAGTACAACCCAGCAACTGGCGCTCAAGAGTTCTACTTGACATGGGAAGACATCAAGAAGTATGCACAAAAAGGGGTCGAGACAGCGGCTGAATACGGTACGAAAGCACTCGACTATGTCGCCAACACTCGTACAGGTCAGTCATTAGCCACAGGTGCGCTCACCGCAGGGGCCGCTAAGCTGGGCGGATCTTCAAACACGCAAGCCCTCGCATCAGGAGCGGCGGCGGGATTAGGCTATGCAACTGGCGACGCCATCGGAGATGTCTTTTCGAGCTCTTCGCCTACTACAAAAGTGCAGTCTTCGAGCGTCAAAGATGCGGCAATAGCGGCTGGCTCAAGTTTCTCGAATGCAGGCTTGATCGGCGCTTCGGTCGCAGGCAAGGCCGCATACGAATTTACCAACAAGCGACCAGAGCCTACTCCAATGCCAGAGGCTCCTAAGCCAGAAGATCCAAATCTTCCTCCAATGACAACCCCTCCTGTCTCTCTTCCGGGCATTGATGACAACGACCAACCAAATGTAAGTGCGACCTTGCCACAAGATCTCCCTGTGGCTCCAATGGCTCCGACACTTCCTCAAATGGCTTCGGGCGTTCAATACAAAAGAAAGGTTAAGGACAAGGACACCGGTCAATATAGCTACGTCAATGTAGACGAAAACGACGCGGCGTCATTCTCTCGAGCATTGAGAACCCGTGGCCGTCGCCAAGGCTTTGGCAATAGCCCAAGAATTGTTATCGGATGATACGGCTAGCTGACGTATTCGATTTAGATGAATGCGTCGAGATAGGGCGTCACTTCGTAATCGATAGTGTCTATTCAGACATGCCTCTCGACATCAATAAGATGCGACAGTATGCGGAAGCTGTCTTATGGGATCCAGACTCCCTGTTTCTCGTTTCTGAAAGAGACGAAAAGATAACAGGATTCTTCATCGCAAGAATCACCGACGCTCTGTTTAGCCACTCACTAATCGCATCACAAGAGCTCATGTACGTCATGCCTAGCGAGCGAAGCGGCAGACACGCAATTCAATTCCTAAAAAGATTCCGTGAATGGGCAGAAGAAAACAAATGCGACAGGATGTACTTCGCACCTAGCGCATGCCCAGACCAAGACTTCTCAAAACTGGTCGAACACTTAGGGTACGAGTACCTCGGCCCTCAGTACGGGATCAAGCTGTGATTCGCGAAGCAATCCTGCAAGACGTAGATCAAATCGTTTCACTTGGCGTTAAGTTCATTAAAGACTCGCCAATGTTTCGCGACCATCCGATCAACATCAAGCGGATGCAACAGTACGCGATCAGAACAATTAGAGAGGAAAACAGGTGTTACTTCGTTGACGACAGGGATGGGAAGATCGTTGCATTCCTGAGCGGTTACATTTCACCAATGATTTACAGCGATGACCTCGTCGCGAACGAACAACTGATGTTCATTGACCCTGACTACAAAAGCTCCACGAGAGTTGGCATTCGTCTTATGCGCAAGTTTGAAGAGTGGTCGCGCAGTAAGGGGGTCAAGATCATGTGGTTCTCTCCTACGTCTCATGGCGTGGACGACCGATGGAACTCCTTCTGCAAAACTCTTGGGTATGTGCCTCAAGGCGGAATCTTTCAGAAGAGATTGTGAGCATGGACTTTTTCAACAAACCAGACAAAACGTCACCTGACTACTTCATTTGGAAAATGGAGAGCTCTGTTTACTGCTTTGGCGGAGGCGGCGATGGCGGCGATTCTGGCGGTGCAGACAAGCAAGATGATCAGATGGATCAGCTCGACGCAATCTCTGCTGACTTTGACAACATGGACCAGCAGACCGCCGCCGGGGAATCCGTCACCTCTGGCTCTGACGGCGGTGTTGGCCGTGGCGGTAGCTCAAACGACAACGATGGCGACGGAATCCCGAACTCCATCGACCGAACTCCCGGCGTAGATCGCTCATCAATAGGGGCATCAAATCCAAGCTCATCCAACTTCAACGCCTTCACTGCATCGAAGGGCTATACGCAAAATGCAATCAACAGTTTCTCAAATGTTGTAGAAAGTGGCGAATCGGACCGAGTCAATGACCTGCTTCGTCAGCAAGGCTATACAAACCTAAACAAAGGCACGAACCTCAAGTCAACAAGCGGGAACCCTGTCCGCAGTGGTTCCTACGAAGCGGCTCTGGAGAACGCAAGGCGACAGGAAGCATTTGAAGTCGCGTCAAGGGAGGCCGCTCAAACCTTCATGAACAAGGTGACAGCTCAGGGTACTCCTTACCGTGCCGACTACATGGGCACGCGCCTCCCGCCAACAGTCCCTACAAGTCTGTACAACAAAGCAAAAGGATTGACTGAGGACGGTATTGAAGACGGAAACTACACAGCCGATGAGCTTGCAGGATTCCAGACTGAGCTGGGTATGGCGCTCGCAAAAGAAGGTGCTTTCAGCAACTTCTCTACATTTGAAGACCCATACGGATTAGCGGAGCTTGGCTATCAAGTGACCCCGAACGGCGCTTTGCTTGGCTCATCAGTTCCTAGATCAGACTTTAATGCACTGGCCTCTGGATACAACAGGGCAACTGGCTCTTTCGGCACGAACATGGAGCTGGACCCAAGAGGCAACATCGGCATGTCTACGGTAGGCATGCGGGCCGGTGACTTCGTCATGAACACCATGACCCCCTTCGGAATGGTTGCGGACTTCAACAAGATGAACCAGTACGGATCAGCAGTTCCCGGTTACAGCAATGTAATCACCACTGCCCAGATCAGTCCACTAGGTCTCGCATCAAACCAGATCGGATCAATGCTTGGCGATCAAGCGGCAATGTCGGCGGCAAAAGGCATCTACGAGAGCACCCAAAATGTCGACGCGGCAGTCGGCGGGGCTGTGGTCAGCGGCGTAGCGGCTGGCGTAGGGGCGGAGAATTTGTCCAAGTCTTTCGGCCAGTCACTCGGCTTAGATGGAATGGACATGACGTTTGAGGGTCGCAATCAGTACGGCCCTGACAACAGAAGCCTATCTCTGTCTGTCGAAGACGTAATGAACCCTGATGGACCAAGAGACAGCAACAATGCAGACAGGTCGATGCAACCTCCAAACCAAGAAGTTGTCGACGACGTAGACCAGAGCCCGGTTATCACTCCTATAGATGATCCCGATCAAGAATCTCCGCAGGATCAACAGCAACAGATCATCGAGCAAACGTACAGACAGCGAGGCGCTCCAGTTGATCTTTCTGGTAACACCCAAGCAGGACAGAACATCAACCCAGTATTTTCCGCACAGCCCTCTGCTGATATCACCTACCTGACCAGAGGACGACAGAGAGACTACGGAAAGACAACCTATTCAGTAGCAACTCCGGTACAGCAATATCGGAGCAGACGTGGCGGATCATTACGCCGTAGATCAGGTGGTTACGGCGACCGCATCATAGTTTAGGAGATTAGTTATGGGCGGCAACGCTTCATCATCAAACCCTCAGCGTCAGCGAGTGGCTAATATGGCGGCGCAAGGGGCATCACGGCAGAGCCTCGGTACACAGCGCCAGCAGTCATCACGCGCTCAGGGATCAGCCCCAACTCAACAGCGAGATATCCAGCAGGCTCGGGCAGAACAGCAAGTCTCTCAGGCTCCGTCTTCAACGCTTGCAGGCAAAGAAGCATTTGCGCGACAGAAGCAGGAGATGGACGGGAAGTTCGTTCCAGATATGGGCGAGGTCGGGTCTCAAGACGTAATGGAAGCTGTTGTTGGTGGCCGCCCAGATGATGCGTTTGGACAGTCCCCTTTCCGTCGGGCTGGAACTGACAAGCGGAAGTTCTTAGAACAACGTCGCGAAGAAGCTCCTGAAGTAGTCGGCTCCGACTCAACAGTCGAGCTTCAAGAAAATGCTCCTATGGTCGGTGGCGGCGAGCCCGGTGTCGGCCAACAAGGATTTGGACAGCGTGCCCTTATCGGTGGCGAAGCGCAGATCGTATCTCCAGAAGACCCTCAGTCAATGGATGCCCCTGTTGATGGTGTAATGACAGAGGTTGCTCAGTCAGACGTAGGGACTGACCCTAACTATGTAGAGCCTTCTCCGGGTCAAGAGATTATCGACATCCAAGCGTACAACTTGCCAATCGACGACGAGCAGATGGCGTTCGTTCCGGGCTCTCGTGAAGCACTGCGTATGGCTCGCGGACCAATTTCAAGATCTTTAATGAACCTGCGATCAGGCTTTGGCCGGAAAATGATGGGGTAACGAATGGCTTACGGCGACATGCTCGAAGTTTTCGGAGAGGGTCCAGCGAAAGTCGGAACTCTCATAGATATTTATCAGGGGTTTAACCAAGCTGATGATGCGGCACAGGCTCGTGCTAATGAGCTTGCTCTTCAGAGCTATCTAGTTCAGCAAGAGCAGGGGCGAATCGCCCAGCGAGAAGCCGATATGAGAGCTTTGCGTGACAGAGCATTACAGCGAGGCGCTGAGCTTGACGGAGCCCTAAAGGAAGCTTACGCAAAACTAGGCGCTCGAGTCGGAGTAAGCCCAGCAGACGTAAACCAAAACTATGTTAGCAACATGAATAGGTTCATGGGTGAATACAATAAAACTGTCGGTACAGTCGCCTCACAAGGGTTCGCAGACGCCATCTCGCGTGGCATGGACAACTCCACACAGTTCACTGACCAGCAAGCAGAGATTGCGAGAAAGGCGGCGACCGAAATTCCTGCCCTACAGCAAGCCGCATTTGACGCGGCGATAAACCAGTCGCGTAACTACGCAGACACCTTGAACTACGGACGAGATGCAACACTGGACGAGGTCGGTACTGTGTATGGCACTGCGGCAGATTTCGATAGGGATATCTACAACCAGAACTCAAGCGGCGGAAGTTACAACAACTTGCTTACCGATCAGCGGGCAATCACTAACAATGCTTCTGATTACGCCGGAAGCTCGCAAAAATACCTAGCAGATACGATAGGAAAGCTCCAAGAAAACTTCAGCTTCAGCTCCAAGAAAAATGCAAACAGGTCTTCTACCGTCACTGGCTCCATGTCACCAAGTGAAGAAGCCGCATTCTATGACTCCACCTACCCTCGTAGGACGGGTTAAAAATGCTTGGCTTTGACATTACCGGAGACTACTTAGAACAACGAGATAATACTCGGGAAACGATCCGTAAGCGCCGTCGCGAAAATGCGGAGCAGTATCGTAAGTACATCGAACAAGCAACAACTGACGGTCGAAACGTATCAGTCGCAGAGCTTGAAGAACTCAAGTCGAGCATCGTTGGCGGTAGCTTCTTTGACGCACAACGCCTTCCCTCAGCTACGGTCATTCGTGAGCAAGCGCTTCGCCAGAACCAAAATGCATTTGAGTCACGCACCAAGCAGGTTGCTGAGATAGCTGACCAAACACAATCCCTTCGCGAAAACATCGTCAAGACATTCTCTGATGACATCGTCAACATGGACATCGATAGCGAGGAAGACGTAGGTAAATTCAGAGCTGGCCTTCTTGGTATGTACGGCGGCGACAAAGAGCAAGCAGAAAGAGCTTTTGGTTTGGTTGGCGACAGCCTCGGCTCGATTAAGCGTGATGCTGTCGACACCAAAGTACAGAAACTTCTTCCTCGTCTTAGCGGAATTCGTGACATCAAGGAAGCCAAGGCGATCATCGGAGAGCAACCAAAAGAGGTTTCTGTAGCACTTGAGTCAATCATCAATAACAGGGCCGCTACATTTAAGACGAAAGAAGAAACAAAAGCGCTCGGGTTGATAGGCGAGATACCTTTAGATGAGATTATCTTTTATGAAGAAGATAAGATCGGTCTTCGTAACTTCATAAAGACGCGCCTTGCGGGTCTTACAGAGCTTACTGAAGCAGAAGTAGATGCTCTTCTTGTCAAGGCTATGCCGTTAGCAGAATCTCGATTGGCCGCCGCAGAGCGTGGAGCGGATCGAGATGAGATGATTCAAGCAGAAGAGCTGTTCAAGACAGGGCTACCTGACGGAACTCGCTTCTCTGATCTTGAAGAAGCAGAGGTTCGTGCATTAGCAGAAAGCGCACTGCGTAACTCAGGCATGACCAATGATGAAGTTGCGGCAAACATCGATGCGTTCACTGCACGCATGAGACGCCAATACGTCACGGTAGATACTCGGGTTGTCAACAGAGAGCTAGAAACTCAGTTCAAAGACGAAGTCGCAGACGACGCTATTCTTGTTCGCGCACTCACTGATCCAGATGTACCCAACCGCGAGCAGGCGATCCTTGACCGGATCAATGAGCTTCGTCCAGATCGACTCGGCAAGTTCACAGGCAACGAGCCTGCGTACAAGCAACTCATCAAGGGTATTCAGGCTGAAGCAAGCGTTGAGGTTGGTAAGATCTGGAACGATGAAAACAAACAAGTCCAGACTGATGCAATCACGATCGTCGAGAAAAGGATACAGGCGCAAGAAGACGCTTTTGGCAACTTACTTGATGACCTAAAGAATAACGAGTTAGCCACCTCTGTCGCAAAACAGATACATTCACAGTTCTATCTTGATGGTCGAACTAGAGAAGTTGTTCTTGCGATAGATGCGGCCTCTCGAGGCGTCTCAGATAGCGTAGAGAATAGAAACGAGATATACGCAACTGTCGTAAGTCAGTTCAATTTGTCTACTCGCGCAAACGCGAGAGATCAGGTTGAGCGAGATCTTCGTCATCAGAGGAAGCTCGGTCCAAGACCGGGCAAAGATGTTAAAGTCTACATATCTGAGTACGAAGATAGTGTCAAAGCTAAGTTCCAAGCTGTTGTCACAGCGGTTCAGAACCTACCAATCGACACACCGCAATCAGAGGTCGATGCGCTACTACAGCCATTCTTTGAATCAGCTAACCAGTTCGGTCCATCTGTTCTTGATAAGATCAATCGGTTCGGCGTTAGATTCAACTCTGACGGTATGGATCAGGCTGGCAACTTCGCTAACGCCGCCGCAGGCCGTCTGCTTGACATGATCAGTGGTATCAAACCACAAGGCAGACCTTCTTATGCCCAGTCCGTTACAGCGCAAGCACCTAATGAAGATGGTGAAACCGTTGATACAGAGTTCTATAGAATACTCCCAGACCAAGCACGAGAGTTAGGAATCCCTGCTGGTATCTACACCATCGATCCAGAGACAGGGCTTGAAGGAGATCTTCTGCAATCTACCTTTACAACAAATGACGGCAATCTTCACATAGCGCAACTCAAGGACAACGACGGCAGACGTATCCGAGACGAGGCCAACAGGCTCCTTCGCGGAGAGATCCAAGCTACTTCCGACGGAATTCCGCGTTACGTTGAAGATCCTGACTTCTTCAGCTCAGATACTCTTGCAGATTCAGAAATGCTTCAGATGATCTTCATTGCAAGAAGATACGGAGAGCTTCTAAACATTGATCCATACATTATGGGTCAGCAGTTATTTGGCGTGAGCTTGACGAACCTCCAAGACAACGTCTTCCGCGCTCGCTAAGGACGACATAAAACTCGCGTCTTTATACGCTGAATCCAGTCACCAATGCGTAACTGGAGAGCATAATGGCGCGAGATATCGACGATCTTATCGGCGGGTTAGATGATAATCTGCAAAACCTCAACCAATTAAAAGGCGCAAGCGAAGGTAACTCCCTCGGCTATGCCTCGAACCTAAGTAAAAAGTCAGCGCAAGACTTACTAAGTAACGCCCAGTTCATCAACGACGGCATGGAATACTATCGTCAGCGTGACGGCATAACCTTCTCCACCACTGATGAATTCGTCGATCACTTCATGGAAGACCGTACATGGAGTAATGTCAATACAGTCTCGATCGCCAAAGATCTCTACAATTCACAAACAGACAGTGATGCACAAAACGTGCGTCTTGCTCGTCTACAAGCTGTGTATGACGCGCTTCCAAACTTCTATGAAGAAGGCGGACGCGGACTTGCTGGCCTTGGGCAAAACCTAGTTGCCGGAGCGCTTGACGTAACCAACCTTATTCCCGGTGCTAAGGCGGCAACAGTCGCATCACGCTCCGCCGCATTACTTGCAAAGCAGGGATCTCAGAAAGCCGCCAGCGGCGGTTTCAAGGCAGGCGTAAAGAAAGGCTTGGCTTACGAGGCTGGCATTGGTGCTGGTGTTGAAGCTGTAGCCGACACCATGACGCAAAATCGAGACGTAGAGCTTGGCTTGCGCGACGAGACAAGCCTACTTCAAACCGGCGTCGCCGCCGCTACAGGTGGCTTGCTTCAAGGGACTCTATCCGCTCCCGGCATCATCGGTGCGGCAGGAATGGGCGCAAAATCAGGCGCTATTCGCGGCGCTAAAGAAGCATCAGAAGAGGCTTCACGAGCGGCAATCGATATCGCTGACTCAGACGTACCAGAACTTGATCTCGACAGCGAGGCAGTTGTTCTTGGCGAATACGATCGCATGGGCGGCGAAGTCGAAGCTCGCCGGTTGGCCGAGCTCGAAGACCAAGAGGTAGCACCCGAAGACATCACAGGCGTAGACGCAAAAGCTCCTGTCAGTGAAGGCATTGAGATGCAACGCCATGTGCAGTTGGTCCGCTCTGCCCGCGCAACGATCGACCGCCTGCGTGCTGATGCAGAAAAGATGTCGGCAGAAGGCAAGTTGCCGGAAGCTACAACTTTGAACGCAAATGCCGCACGTCTTGAGACTGCGACTAACAGCATGTCTGCCAAGATCCGTAACGTCGTAAGCTCGAAGACTAACGGCAATAAGGGTGCTGAAGTTGAAACGCTGAGCCGAGAAGCTGACACAGTTTCCGAGCTACTAGGTCTTCCAAAGCCTGAAGACGTAGATGCGCCACTAACTCTAATGGAGGGTAAAAACAATGTAGCTTCTTTAGCTCCAAACTCAGGGGCGGCGATGGGACAACTTCCGGGCGGAACAGCGAACCGCCCAGGCGGAAGAATGAGCCCCGGAAACACAATCGAAGAGGCGAACACAGAGCTTGCCGCAGGAGCGGTCAAGCCAACCTCTCGCAATTTGTCTGGCGCTGACGAATCACTTGGTGAACAAGCTACAGTTGTTGGCGACTCCACAGACCTTAGCGCAGAGCGTCAAGCTCGCGAAGAGTTGGCGCAAGCAGAAGAAGCATATCCAGAAATTAAAGAAGCTCGCGCAAATGTAGAGAAGCAAGAGCAAGCGTTGTCCAGATCTAAGCTTCGCGTACAACGTGCAGACGAGGAGCTTGCCGCAAGAACCCAGAGACTTGCTGACTTTGACGCACGCAATACTGCTGAGCAGTTGCAAGCAGACGAAGGATTACAGAAGAAGCGTGCAGATCTAGAAGAGCTTGTTGAGTTCGGTGAGAAAGAGGTTGAGGTTGCCCGTACTGAGGCGGCTAACCAAGAAGTTCTTACTGCGAGCGAGCGAAACAAGTACGACAGGCAAACTGCCGTAGCAATCGATAACCTTCGCGAGCAGAACGTCGAGGCAGAGATTTCTCCAGAGCCAGATGTATCTGAGCCAGTCCTTGAGGCTGAGGCAGACATGACGCCTAGTCAGGTAATTGATCAGATCGCGACTGAGGTTCGCTCACAGAACGACGTAATTAAGTACTTGGCTGACTACGGGTACGACCCCAAGATTGTTCAGCGCGAGCTAAATCAGATTGGCGATGCGCGTAATCCGAAGAACAAGGCGAAGCGTCAAGAGTACTTCAAGGAGCGTCTCGAGGCTGGAATTGCAAACGAGTTCTTGATCGAGGTGTACGACGAAGTCGGCATGCCATCTCAAGGGCATTCAGACATCATCCGTATTCTGATCGAAGAGCGCGTACCTGCTGACTTCCGCGAGAAAGCGCTGGAACAACATGAGCTCAACGTCAATGCGCAAGCAATGGATGTGTTTGCAAAAACGATTCAGGACTTGGATACAGTTGAGCTTCCGATTCTTCTTGAACAAATCAAGCTCCGTCACGGTCAGGAAATGCACGACGCTGTTGCGGCGCAAGTTTCCTCTCCACAACCTCCTGCTCGCCAAGGTGCTCAGAACGACAAGCTGACTCGATTTGCAGAAAGCCTGCTCAAGCGACTACCTGAAGATCAGGCTGGCCGAATCTACGATATGGCTCGCACAGAGAAGTTCCGTCTAAACGACCAAAACTTCCCTCCACACGTCGTGAATACAGTCGTGGACCGCATCGTCTCGAAAGAAGCCGAAGAAGTACTAAGCCGGATCGAAGGCAATGTTGCTGGCAGAGACTTCTCTGTATCAGAAGACTACGGCGACAACGCTCCGCATATGCTTCGCGCAATCCATAAGGGCGACGGAACAATCACCGTATTCGGTAAAGAGATCCAAGGTGGATCTGTTAGCGGTAAGTTGCAATCAATTGTTGGGCGCGACCGTAGTCGTCTATTCCGTGCGGCAAAAGTAGATAACGGTGATGGTACTAAAACTTGGTTGACTTCAATCGAGACCTCGCTTCGCGAGATGGAGGACGCCTACATCGCCGCAGGGACTAACCGTATGGTTAAGGACTCTGAAAAAGAAGCGATCTTAATTGAGCTATACGACTCTCGAGTTGAAGCAGGTGAAAAGGTCGACCCACGTCAAGACCCTCGCCAGCTAGGGCAAGCAATCAAAGACGCAAACAGCCGTATCAGAAACTACTTAAAGATCGAGGACGATAAGTCTTACGTCGACTACTTGTTTATCGACCAAGAATCAGACGGCACATGGACGATCACTGGTCCACAGGACTTATCAGAAGGTCAGCTAGACGAAGCTCAGGCTTCGGTCAGGGAAGCAAACAAGATCCAAGCTCGAGAAGATAACGAGCAAGCTAAATTCAAAGACTTGGTTGACCGCTCCAACAAGTTGCTCCGCGACCCAGTCAAGCGAGCAGACTACCCAGACTACGAAGACTTTATAAAAGAGATCAAGTCTCGCTTAACAACCCAAAGAACAGAGCTAGTTTCATCGACTGATCTTGAAGCAAGGGCTCGAGATATCGAGAATCGCAGAAACAACCGATTGCTCGAATACGTCAACGAAGTTCGTGCAAGCATTATTCAGCTCAAGAATGCAGAGTCCAAGCACGCCGCTGGCGACATCACTACAGCAAGACGTGATGAGTTACAGCAAGCGCAGTATGACCGTACACGCAAGGTTTTCGATCAGCTATACAAAGAGTTGCGCACGATCAAAGACCCTGACTTAAAACGTCAGTCTCAGGCTTTAATAGCCAAGCTGAAGAATGACATGCTGGTCAATGAATCACTGGTCGAGCACGCAAAGAAAGCTCCGCCAAAGCCGAAGACTAAGACTGAAAATGTTATCGGCGAAGAAGTGACTCCAACAGAGCGCGATCAGGCAGTACAGAAAGCCAATGAGGTTGTTCGGAACACACAAACTAAGATAGATCAAGACGCGCTTAACGACATTATCGAACGCAGAAACAATGGCGAGATCTCATCAGAAGAGTTTGCTCAAGAAGTCCGTGATCTGGCTCAAGCAACGGAGAAGCTAAAGAAAGATGCTCCTGTTGCGCCTAAGCCAGATGGGGTTGAGTATCAGCCTGTTGTCTCCGTCAAGGATGGGTACGAAGTAGACGTACCAAACGCAATTCAAATGCGCCCCGGCCGCAACGGATCACAAGACATCATGTTTGGCGACGAAGTCCTTGGACGACTGCGCACTAACGAAGATGGTTCGTTCACCTATCAGCGCATTTCTGGCGCGGCAGGCGATCCTCTTGAGGATGTCTATCAGTTCGCACAGCTCCCAGCTATGTGGAACGGAATCCACGGCATGCATCGCGGAGTCTTCAAGGCCGCTGGCGATAAAGGCGACTTCGCTCCATCAAAAGGGAGCCCTGAAGACGAGTACTTCACGCTAGATCCAGACAACACCAATACATACAAGAACATGGACGAGTCTTCTCCAGTTGTTGAGGAGATGAATACGTCTGAAGCCGTGGCTACAGACTCTCCAGTAAATCGCGGCCCATCAAAACCTGTAGAAGACTTGGAGAAATTCAGCGATGACTTTGCTCCCGGTCAAGGCTTTGTGACAGCAGTGCAAATCACGGATCCTTCAAACAAGTTCCGTGGGTCTGTTCGCGTATTTGCAACTAAGCCAACCCGTAAGTACCCAAATGAGAAAGGCCAGACTCTTGGTCAAGTTCTTGGCGCGGCTAAGAAAGGTGACTACGTCGTAGGTAAGGTTCCTGCCGGAACTAAGTCTGTCGATTTACAAGACGCATTTATACCAATGGATCCGACTCAGCCAATCTATCACCGTGGCGAGTCTAGTCCTCGTGTTACTGATCGCGTCTCTGATGATGCTCTTCAGCGCGTTCAAGCTCGTAAGTCGCTTGAAGGGCCGCAACTCGTCACTCTCCAAAAGCTGGAGAAGCAAGGTCTTACAGATCAGGACAAGAACTCCAGTTTTGCAAAGTTTGCAATGATGCGATTCATGTCTCAGGGCATGAAGATGGAGAATGCATACGACGTTCAGCAAGCGCTGACCAAGATGCATTACGAACTCAACTGGAATGACATTGACTCCCTTGAGTCTTATCAAGGCGTAGTCAACGCACTTGCAGAGGGCCACGACATACTGGCCCGATACGCGCCAGACGGGATCAAGCTACCTCGCACGACGGCTCACAGATCTTTGCAGACACTCCGTAAGACTATCGAGTCATACGGGTCGGAAGATCGTCGAATCATGGAAGAGATGCTTAACCGCGTAACATTCGGCCGTGAAGCAAGCATGCCTCTATTCGGAACAGTTCCAGAAGGGACTGTTGATCGTGGCCAATATCAGCCAGCGTTTATCCAAGACGGAAGTTACAGGGGCAAGCCAGCTCGCGTAGGCGGCAGGAACTCAAACAAGGTTCTACTGAACAGCGACCCTACTAACGCAAAGACATCTCCGCCTGCTGAGACGATGGCCCATGAACTTGGCCACTGGCTGTACGAGAACGCATTATCTCCAAAAGACAAGATGGAATTCTGGAGAGACGTAGTTGGTAAGTATGTGACAAGTGAGGGAGTCGACATGGCTCGCTTACAGGTCAAGCTACCCGGTATTGCTCCAAATGAACTAGCCAACCCTCAAGAGTTCTTCGCTAATCAGTTCTCAATGTGGATGACTGCAAAGGGCGCAGTTGGCGATGAGTCGTACTGGGCTAAGATCTCTAAGTATGCGAAGGCTATCTTCGACCGGATAATGAAACCGGGCGAGAAGCAGATCACAATCGATCCTGACTTGGCTAAATTGTTCGAGCGTGCGCTACCAGAAAGGGAAGTTGATCCCATTACTGGCGCAAGAGAGGGAATAGTAGGGAGATTCGACAAGCTCCCATCTATTGTCGAAACCATCAAGAAGGCAGGAAGGGTCGACGACGCAGATGGCCGTTTACTAGGCAAGATTGCTGAAGACCTTATCGGGTTGGACGATCTCGCCGCACGAATTGATACCGCAGTTGCTTACTCTACTGGAAACTCTATTGACAGAACCGCATTCATTGAAGCCATCGACAAGATTCGCCGAGATGTCTACGGAATGTACGGCGGCAAGGCTCAGGCTAAGACGCACAGAGCAATCAAGGGCAAAGACAACACCGGCCATAACCGTCGTTATTACTTAGAAAATACAGAAGACGGCATGCGTGCGATGAACAAGATCAAGATGGCACAAAGCCGTCTGTTCGAGTTCGATAAAAACCTTCGCCAGCTAGACGACAAGGGCATTGATAAGCTACGCGGCATCATGAGCTCACAGGTTGACGAGATCAACGCTGAAGCTGAACTCCTTGGCATGGAAACAATGCGCGTAGACGCTTCGTCTTTTGGACGAGCAGACATTGATCAGGCTAGTTACGATCACCTCGCGATGCTTGTTTCTGATTTGCGCGTTGCTGTCGATCAGGTGACTCGCGAGTCAGTCGACAAGTTCAACAAGAAGATGCCGTTCGCTACAGGTGGCGCTCGCTTCCGAATCAACTCAGAAGGTGATGCAAGAGTATCCAAGCCTTCGCCACTCAGCTTGATGCACGCGGCTCGCAACAAGAAAAACAAGGCGCGTTACGAGGCAATGAAGGCAGAAGTTGACTTAATTGATCAGCTCACAGAGATCGCTTTGGCTCGCAATCCAAACAGTGTCTTCTTTGATGAGTCAGCCGCAGGCGACCCGGACATTGTGGTTTCACCGAAGGACATGACTGACGCGCAGATTTCTAACGAAGCGAAGTCTACGCCTGATGAAGTCAAGCGCATGGTTGACCTGCAAAACGAAGCAAAAGATCGCGCTAACACTTCTGTCAACGAAGTCCCAGTTGAATCTGAGATGTCAGAGACAATGCAACGCCTTCTTGACCAAGTTGTTGACCAAGAGTCAGGCGAACAGATCATGTCTCTTGCGCTGTCCAACACAACCGGGGCTGACCAGAAGCGTATCATCAATGCAATCCGTGGAAAGATGGATTCACTTGGCCTTATCCCATCGAAACCTATAACGGATAGCGTTACATCTAAAGCGATAAAGAAAGAGGTCGAAGATCAAGGGACGATCGAAGCGCCTAACGGCGTAGACGGAGGCGTTTCTCCTGCGCTGAAAGCCCAGTTGTTCAGTGTTACTTCCGGTAACAAGCGTCAGGAATACATCATGCGCCAAGTAGTGCAACGTGCACTACGTCTTACTGATCGCCCAGAGGAACAGCAGTTCATCAGCCAGCTAGATCTTCAGGTCATCTCCGGGATGGCTCCAGAAGACTTGGCAGACGAAGCTGTTGAGCAGGCGATGGCGATGCCAGCAACCACAGACCAGATCGGTGAAATCCGTGGAGTTCTGCGCAAGATTGCCGCAGGTCTTGATGGATCTGACACAGGCATGCGCCGCTCAGCATTCGGCGCTGTTGGTCGAATTGTCTACGCGATCTCTCCAGACGAAACAAAGCGTATGTTCCGCAAGTTCCTTGAGCGGATGGCTGAGACAGAGGATTTGTTGGAAGAAGAAGTTGCTGACTTCGCGGTTGAAATGATCAGCAATGGAACGATCACAAACCTTGCTGAAAGCAACTTGATGCAGTTCGGATCTCCTGTGCAGATCAGACAGCTTCATGACGAGTTCGCTCAGCGTGTTGCTTATGTGATTCGAGGAGCAACCAATCTTTCGGACGAAGCAATCCCTGCGTCAGTATCCCAGTACGGCGATGTATTTGCGCACAGAACAAACTCGAAGAAGGTTACTGCTTCAGCAAGGACAGCTAATTGGCCGCATGTTTCTAAGGATCTTGCGCCTGAGTTTATCGAAGAAGAGCTATCTAGCTTAACGCCAGCTAGGGAGCAAGCTGTTCGTAACTTTGCGGGAGCTGGCCCTCTCGAGAACCTAGACGATTACGTCTATGTAGCTCGATCTGATGGTTCGGCCGCAGGCGCGAGTGGAGACACCACCTTCGCAGTACAGTCCGACAAAGGATATGGAGTTCACCTACAGAGACCAAAGGCTCTGTCTAAGGAAGCCCTGACCCCAGAAGAAAAGCTGGCTTCGATCATGCAAGGCGTGTCGTCAGACTCTCCGAACTACACTGAGATTAACGAAATAGCGTCTGACGCAGTGCGCTTTGGTGAAGCAGTCCGCAACGCCCGTATCAACGGTCTTTCGGCTGACTCGATTAGAGTGTTTGCACAAATGGAAGCAAGCTCTTACAGAGCCCTGTCTCAGTTAGGCGTCGCTGTTGATCCTCCAGTGGTTACTCCAGTGGTAGCGAGAACAAACAACCTGATGAACTTTGGAGAAGAGATCTTCTCTATTGATTCAGGAAGACCTGACCAGATTGACGGCCTGTTCTTACAACTTGTTGATGAAATGAAGCTCAGTCCGAAGACAGTTGCCGACCTCAAGGCAGAGCTTGCAGTAACCTCAGACGGAGTACCTGTTGGCTTTACCGGATCGCAGTTGTTTGAAGCCCTCACATCAGCCAACTCATCCGTGGTTCGTAACGGGGACCACCTGAACAAAGAGTCTGCTGTTGAGGCGCTCAACTCAGCGCTCAAAAAAGCTGGATTCGATGGGGCTGTGCACGAAGACGTAACGATCGTCTTCTCTGGCAACAGCGTTCACCATTTGGCAGACGGCTGGAAGAAGAGCGATGCAAGATCCGCGTCTAAGCCTGTATCTCAGCACTCATCAGTTGGTACTTCAATCGCCGATTACATGGAGTTCACAGGTGAGCCGTTGAGCAGAGACTCAGCCCCAATGGTCGTCAGCCAAGCCGTCGCCGCAGGAGCTCCAGACGAGATGGTTCGCCCACTACGTCGAATGGTCGAAGGCCGAGCGCTAGGCGTAAACGATATTGACCGAGTTACCAAATCTTCTACGTTTATCAATGCCTTCTCAGAGAACAGCATTGCTTTACGCAACATGGGAGCTAAGTGGCTGGCCAACATCATCAAGCCTCTTGATGGGGTCGGCATCTTTGAGCGCCACGACGTAGATCTCAATCGGATCGTCCATCCAATCTCTGCACAGCTTCGTGCGCTACCTGACTCTCCGGGAGCCTTGAAGCGTTGGATGCAGAGAAACTCTGGTCTAATCCCACAGGCCACTCAGATGGAAGGCGGGATTGGTTACACGCTGACATCAAGACGTGCTCGCCAGCCAGAAAGCCATGACCGGATCATATCGGCACTGCGCCTAGGCAAGGAAGCTGTTATGAACCTGTCACCGCAAGAGCGCCGTATCGCATTAGATATCGCGAATGCTTTCGACAAAGAACTTTCGCGCATGCGTGAAGCTGGTATTCAGGTTGGTGATGTCCGCCAGAATGGTAGCGACTTCTATGTACCACAAATGTGGGATGTAGAGGCTATCCGTGAGAACCCAGAAGGATTCCGCAAGATACTTGCTCAGTACTTTGTTCGCGAGCAGTCAACACCGGGCTTTGATGGAGTAGCTAAAGACCGGAAGGCTATCGATAAGATGTCGGAAGACATCGTCAGAAGGTTCTTGGATTCCGATGGCTTGGTTGACGAGTCATTGATGCACAACGCAGTAACGAATCCATTCTACCGCCGGATGATTCGCCTGACTCCAGACATGCCTGAAGCTGTTGAACTACAGCAATTCATGGAGAATGATCTCGAGGGAATCATTACCAAGTACTTCGATAAGACTGTCCGTAAGCGTGCGCTTTCAGACAAGTTCGGAGTAGATGGCCATGGGTTTGCGGCATACGCCGACACAGCGAATGGCGGAGCAGAAGCCGCCGCCAAGATCCTTGCTTCAGACAAGACTCGCATGGTTGACACAGGTCTTCGCTCAGAAGAGCAGACTTTCATTAAGCCAGACGCATACATCCCAGCACTTCGTGAAGATCCACTGCTTATTGAGCAGATCGTCAACGAAGCATTTGATGTCCTCAAGGATGGCGGAGATTCATCTCTTACGAAGATGCGTGCCAAGAACATCATCTTAAATGCGTATCCTCCACAGCAACGCGATAACAAGCAACTGCTTGCTCGTATCGACGGCATCATTAACGGTGCGGCTGATTTCCCTGATGCACCGCCAACTCGTCAAGCCAACAAGAACATGACAGAAATGATGCGTGTTCTTAACAAGCGACCAAAAGACGGAACCACAGGTCAGGAATGGCAACACACAGCAAGCCGTTCATTGCGGACATTTAACAGTGTATCGCTACTCGGCGCGACAACGCTTACGTCTTTGCCTGACTTAGTGTTACCGATCGTCAGAAGCGGCAACTTCCGAGCGTTCATTAAGTCGCTGACAAGCTACATGGGTGATCCAGAGTACAGACGTTTTGCGAAGAGCATCGGTACAGGCATAGAAAACCTAGTCCACGATCGCATGGTCCAGATGGGCGGTGAAGGAAACCAGCGTTTCTCGAACTCGTTCTTTAACTTCACGGGCCTGACAACTTGGACAAACACGATGCGAGAAATCTCATCGATGGTTGGTTACGAAGCGTTCAAGATGGAAGTGAACCGGGCGATGCGTCTGAGAGCGGAAGGCAACGTAGACTCCAACGCCTACAAATATGCGGTCAACTTCCTGTCTCGCTACGGCTTGACGGGAGAAAACGCAGACTACGACTTCTTGGCTTTAAGCGCTAAATCGATCGACTCACTGAAGGATTCAGATGAGATCGCTGGCAACGCGCTTCGGTACGGCATGCTTCGATTCACTAACGAGGCGGTGTTCACACCAAACCCTAACGACGTACCGCTTTGGGCTCAAGGACCGATTGGTCAGGTCATCTTCCAGCTCAAGTCGTTCCCGTTGATGATGTCTCGAATGGCATTCAGCCGTGGCGGAGTCATGGATAACTTCAACAAGTGGGTTCGTCGCGAAGGTGGATCGCCAATGCCTGCCCTTTACTTGGCTACTGCCGGTGCGGGAATGGGCGCAAGCGCCAACTACATCAAAGACATCATTCAGTCTCGAGGCGAAGATGATGAAGGTAATCCAACATCAGGAAGCCGTGAGCGTCGAATCACTGAACTCATGAAGTTCACTGAGTCGATGGGCTTGGTCGAGAAGGACGGACCTTACGACGAAGCGCTTGGCCATTACTTTGAAGGCTTGCTTGCAATGGGTGGATTGGGTCTGTTCGCAGAACTCCTCTACAACACTGCTCAACAGGCTGACAACGGAATGTACGGAACAATGCGGATTATGTCTTCACTCGCTGGACCTAGCTTCGGAGCGGGAGTCGATGCAGTGCAGACAGGTCAAGGTCTCAGTGACTTTGTATTCCGCGAAGAAGGCGAGCCTACGGGGACAGCAAGAGAAGCGTTCAGAAAGATCGCAACTCGAGTCCCAGTCCTTGGTAGCTCACGAGCGTTCCGTGAAGCGGCGGCTGGAATTGGCGGAGAGCCTACGTCTGCAAGCCGTGGGTCAGGGGCTTCGTTTAGCTCTCAGGGAAGTGGCTTCTCAAACTTTGGTGACCTATGAGCAAGTGGGCAACCCCGAACTTCACGTTTGCCGAGCTGAGATGCAAGGGCTGTGACGGCTCTTGCTCTTTCTCCCAAGACGAAGAACCACTCTTCCATTTGGAAGAAGACGCTCTGTGGAAACTTCAGGAAATGCGCAAGCTGATAGGCAAGCCGTTCTCGCCTAACTCAGCTTGTCGCTGTCCGCTTCACAATGCTCGCGTCGGCGGCGCTCCAAGGTCTCAGCATCGCTGTACTAAGGACGACCCAAGCACTGCCATCGATATACCGTTGTTCGTATCAAAGCAGACAATTGTAGAGGCGGCCGAAGAGGTTGGTTTCATGGGGATAGGGACGAGCTACAAGACGTTCGTCCACGTCGACAACAGACCAAGAAAGGCTAGATGGTAATGGAAGCGATACTAACCGCATTACTTGGCGGTGGAACAGGGATACTCGGAACTGTGATCGGCAAGGTGTCGACGTATTTCGAGAAGAAACAAGACTTGGAAATGCGTCTTGCGGAATTTGCTCATGAGGCTCGCCTGCAAGAAATGCAGATGGCTTCGGATCAGTTGGAACGTGAGAACGAAAAAGCGATACAGGAGACGGCGACGTATCAAGCGACTCGTCAGGCTTCGTATAAGCACGACGATTCATACGGTAAGCCGTACCGTTGGGTCATTACCGTACTCAGACTGGTGCGCCCATTCCTTACTGTGCTCCTTATTGCGCTGACAGCAATCATCTTCTTCAACCTGCCGGGAGATGGTCGAGACGCAATCGCTAATCAAGTCGTATTCCTTACCGGCATGGCTATCTCGTGGTGGTTTGGTGACAGATACACAGGGAGTGCCAAGAAGTGAAAGGCATGAAGTCAACCGGAAACGTCTCTCAAGGTGAGCGCCCAACAAGTTATGCGCGTGGAGGTAGAAGGGATCGGATGCTAGTTCGCCCATGCCCATGCGTACTGAAGGGCAAGGAGAAGGCGCGTGGCGTCAAAGAAATCGGCGGGTAAGAAAGACGCTTGTTACAACAAGGTCAAGTCTCGCTACAAGGTTTGGCCCTCAGCTTACTCTAGTGGGGCATTAGTACAGTGCCGAAAGGTCGGCGCAAAAAACTGGGGAAACAAGTCTAAAGGAGACTAACCATGGCATACGGAAAGAAAAGTAATCGCGGAACAATGACTACCACTTCATCTCGTGGAGTCACTAAGACTGGCGCAGGATCTAAGCCAAAGACAGGCGCTCAAGCAAAGACTCAGAAGAAGAAAGTAATGGCTTCTGGTCAGCGCAAAGTGGCTCGCGGTCGGGCGTGATAGGTGCTTGCGGAGCTTGCGGCGGCGAACGCCGCCTACGCCGTAATCAAGACGGCGCTTTCAAACGGTAAAGAACTGCTTGATTGCGCTGAATCTCTTGGTGACTTTTTCGACAGCAAGACGAAGCTCCAGCAAAAAGTAAACAACACACCTCCTGAAAGACGTAGTGATCTACAGGAGTTTCTAGCACTAGAGCAGATCAAGAAACGAGAAGAAGAACTTCGGGAAGCAATGATCTATTCGGGAAGGGCTGGGATGTGGGAAGACTGGTTGCAGTTTCAAGCGACCCAAAAAAAGAAGCGCAAAGAAGCCGAGAAGCGTGCTGTAGTTTTGAAACTACAGCACCAAAAGAAAGTGAAGGATGCGATCTTGATCGCAGTGTTATCCCTCACAGTCCTGTCAGGCGTAGGTATTATCGGCTGGCTCCTGTGGTGGATCAAACAGCACTCGTAGGAGGGCTTATGACTTGGGTACTTTTCGTACTATTCCTTGAGGCAAATCGATACATGGTGGCCCCGCAAGGCGTGTACGCAGAAATGAACGATTGCTTTGAAGCAAGAGACTACTTCTTGGCTACAGCGCCTCAACCAAAGATCAACTACGAAGCAATCTGCATCCCGTCTGACGTGGTGGAGATGAACTGATGGACTCGGTTGTTCAAGGCCATTTCAAGCAGAATCACCTCAAGGAGCTTGCAATGGACATCCTCGATTGCATCGATGCAATGGGCGAGGAAAGAATGCTTACGGTTCCTGAAACGCTAGGCGTTCTTGAGCTTGTGAAGGTGCAGATCATTGATGACGCCAAAGCACAAGAGGATGAGTAAGTGGCAGACGATAGCCTAAAGAAGTGGTTCAGTAGAAACGGCGGGAAAGGCTGGGTTGACTGCAAGACCGGGAAGCCATGTGGTCGGCAGAAAGGCGAGAAGCGCAAAGGTTACCCTGCGTGTCGACCAACTAAAGCACAATGCAATAGTGCGGCTAAGAAGAAGAACAGCTCAAAAAGGATTAGCTGGAAGAAAAACTAATACTCCTTGGCCGTCTTCCAAAGACGTAGGCAGTTATCTAGCACAGGCTTTACCATGGTATCGCTAGCGAACTGCAAGTCAGATTCAAAATCGATAACCTCGCTTTGGTGGCCGTCGAAGTTTTCTCCTTCTTTCAATACTTGAAGTATCAGACCGTCCAGATCCCTGACTGCTTGCGCCTCGTTGCTGAAGCGAAGATCGTCTACTACTACCGGAAGCCCGAGACCCAACGACCTCTCCGCTTTCCTTACCCAGAGATTTACCCAAAAGTTCTCGTCTATGCATTTCCTACCCCATTCTGTACCAAGGCTTTGCATCGCCCAACGTGCTGAGTGACCACAAAGCAAGCTAGTACTTGCCTCCTTCATGTTCCCTTCTAGTTGATCGTTCGTAAGCCCTAGTGCGCGTAGCATATCTTTAATAGGGCTTGCGAACTTGATCACTTGGTATCCGTACTTCTCTGATAGATATTTAGCGCAGTACGACTTACCAGAACCCTTGACTCCACATAACGCTACAACAGGTGGGATATCGTCCCTCATTTTCCAGACCCTATCCTGTGCCGCTGTAGCTCAACAGACGAAAGTTCTTCCTGTAAGTATCTCAGTTTATCGACAGCCTTTCGTCTGTCGTCGTACAACGCGATTTGCTCGGCCTCGTCATTCTGGCATCGGTCGTATGTCCACTCCAAGTCTGCAATCCTTGCGCGAACAGAATCTATCTGGTGATGTATCACCAATGCTCGTTCGTCTAGGTTGCTAGTCTTAACATTCTTAATCACCTCAAGTCCCCTCTCTAGGAAGCGGCTCGTATGGAACCCAATCATGGCAAACGCCATCCGAACACTTGTCGCAACTCCACTCGCCTTCTTTGTTCGGCTTGGCGTTGCCGCAAGTCCTCATTATTCTTTGCTCGGGAAGCTCGCCTCTCCAGCAGGCGTCCCTTTTGAAACAAGATTTACATCTCCAGTCTGACTCGTCTGTAGCACAGCGACGTGACTCCTGACGAAGAACCGTCTCGACCCTAGTCTTTAGGTATGAGAATCGGAACTCATCAAAGTCAATGTACTCATGGAGGTAAGAAGAATTGTTCTTGTTGTAGGAGACGAACAAGAACTTCTTGATACCAGACAATCCCATCATGAACTGCATCTGGTCGTAGTAATTTGGGTGACTGTACTTGACACCCTTCTTGGCACACTCCTTGTGCTTGCTATCGTTCATCGACTTAATCTCTAAGCCGAGAGTCTCGCCGTCGATCTCTACCAGACCGTCGGCGTTACCCATAGCATGACCACCGTAGGCTTCCCATCGCCACTGCTTGCTAGTCATCGGGTTGACTTCCATGACATGAAGACCGGTCTTTCGTAAGTCCTTTACGACGATGTCTTCTATCCGATGACCATCCCGGAAGATGCGCTTGAGTTGCGCATCGGTCGGAACGTCTGGGTAGCCTCGGTGACAGAAGGCCAGATAAGCATCGCAAAGATTCCCGACGCCAGAAGCGCCAATGTATGCCCGTGGCTTTTGACGATCTTCTGCATCAAAGGCGTCGTTAATTTGTTGCGTGATATCTGGCAAATCCATCAGAACGGGATCTCGTCGTCTTTAGGCGTTGGAGCAGGAGCTTCAGCAGGCTTCGATGATTCAACGGGCTTTGACGCCTGAGCTGGATCAAAGAAGTAGCTGACCGTGGATCCAGTACGCTCTTGTCCGTCTTTCATGTAGGTGTCTGAAGAAACGCCTACGCCCACAACCAATCCTTGTAGCGTGTTGATGTCACCCGGATGGTTAGGGTTCGGGTGTCCGCCGTGAGTCAGCAATGCTTTCAACTGCTCGCGACCAATGTCTGTCGCCTGCTTTGAGCTAGGAGTAAAGACGTTAATCCATGCTCGGATGTTCCCCTTCCCTTCGGTTGAACCAAGCTGTAGAACAACTTGCTTGCCGCCTGTGCGGGTGTCCTTCAGCTCGGCGCTATCTACACGGCAGACGTGACGACCCGGCTCAAGAACTGATGAGACAGATGAGAACTCAACGCTCTCTAGGTTTAGATTGTTAAATGAAAAATCACTCACTTGCGGACTCCTTCTTTTCAAGCCACTTTGCATATTGCTCTGGCGTAGCATCCATGCGACGCATGAGATCTACGATGTTTCCTGTGCGTTCGACAGCATCGAGACGACGCTCCTCGTCACGCACCTTTCCTTTCCATCCCTGCGCATCACTCGTGATGACGTAGCGCACAGTCTTCAGGCTTGAAGACCTATCGCCAGACGTATCCATTACGCCGCAGAAGACGCAGTCGAAGATTCCGGGTAACTGTTCTTTCGTTGAGTTCCCAGCAATCATTGGCCAGTACTCTGTGTTCCCGTTAGAGTCCTGACTCTTCTTTGCAAGCGCCGTCACAAGCACATGCATCGGAAGATCTCTAATGGCCTTGCACGCACCGATCAACTGTGCCCCGTGTGTCTGCCATACCTCAAAGCCGTTGACGGCTTTTTTGGTTTTCTCTGCTTGAGCCTTAGCCATGTTCTCGGCATGTCTGACAGAGTGATCTGAGAGCTCTGTTAGCGAATCAATACAGATCCACTTGTACCCTCTGTTTTGAAAATCTTCTGTGCGGATCCATTCAAAGATGGAGCGGAAAGAATACTTACCCTTGTCTGGGTCAGTTTCCCCGTCCCAAGAAGTGAAGGGCAGGTAATCGATGCCCGCATTGCGTACAGACGACAGCCCAGACTCACCACTAATGATGAAGCCGGGACCATAGTGCTCTTGGTAATGCTTACACTGCGTCGTCTTTCCCCATCCATGAATGCCGTAAAGCAAACACTTCCGGTACGACGTGGTGTGATCTTGTGTATTCAAAGGACTGAAGCTCATTGATCAACCTCGTGGACTCTAATGGATGGCTTGCCCGGTTTGCGCGTGAGCGCAGGCAAGAGCGTCTTCCGTTCTGCATCGTCGAGCGCATCGAAACGACGCTTATCAACCGACAATGTCCTGCGAACGAAATCTGGCAGAGAGTTACCTGCATCAAGGATCTTCTTGAGTTCGTCTTGATCCCACTGGTAACGCTCGGGTATTCGGATGTGTACGACATGTTCTTCGCCAACTCTCAAGACGTGTTCTCCGGGTTCCTCGGATACTTCATCTAAGATCTGGTAAGACAGTGCCTCGATTCGCTGGTCAATCGCTTCCTTCTGGTTGACTAGCATCTTGTACTCAGCAACAGCGCTGGAGAATTCCGGCTTGCTGACAGACGTGGAATTGTAAGCATCCCAATCGCTCATGATGTTTACCTCATAAAAGTTAAGTTAATTGCTAATAGTTCAGCAATTCCTACATTAAGCCAGTCACACATCTAACACAACTCTAAAGAATCTACTAAAAGACATTCTTATATCTATGACACATCGCAGGTCTTGTATCAAATATGTAACAGCGTATTCTCGGCATCGAACAGAGAGGGGAAGAAATGAAGTTCAACGGAAGTCAACTAATCGAGGACTGCGGTGGCCCGAAGGCGGTCTCTGAGAAGCTCGGAAAATCAAGAACAGCCTTCTATCGCGTAAAGAACACGGGGTACGTCGGTACTCCCACGTTATGCGAGCTACTTAAACATTATCCAAAGTTAAATTTTATGAAGTATTTCGAGGAAGACGATGACTGAAGAGTTAGAGAAGTGGAGACAGGCGCTCCATGATTCCGCGACTCAAGCTATCGAGATGGGGTGGAACGTCATCCCGCTATCAATCGATAGCAAGAAGCCGCTCATTGAATGGAAGGAGTACCAGACCAAGGAGGTAACGCATGAACTTGTCGAGCGTTGGTTTCGGGATGGTGTCGGGGGTAACCATCTTTTTAATCTGGCAGTACTTACTGGAGCTGTGTCGGGCATTGTCGTAGTTGATTGCGACAGTCAAGAGGCGGTCAAGTACGCAGAGAGACACAACCTTACCTCTCCGTTTGTTGTTGAGACGACGAGAGGAAAGCATTTCTACTTCAAGCATCCCGGCAAGGGACAGCAATTTAGGAACAAGGTAGGCGGAGTTGGTCGCGATTGGCCTGCTGTTGATGGGTTGGACTTTAGGGGTGATGGCGGATACGCAGTCTTTCCATGCTCAATCAAGGTCAAGGACAAGTCTATACAGCATGTCTATACATGGAACATCCCAGACACCTTCGACCTCGGCGACATCGATGATTACGTCTGGCATGGCATAGCTGATCAAGCAATCTTGCCTAGTGAGGAAGAGTTCAGCTTTGGAAGTTTGAACTTGGAAAACGTCAAGGCGTTCAACCCAGAAGACTCACTGCCCG